CTATTTCAATGACAGCGGCACGCCCCAGACCGGGTCTTCCATGCCCTGCTTGCGCAGCGGCGTGATCTGCAGGGGCTGGAGTCTGGACAGCAGTTGCCGGTGCTTGTCGCTCAGGGCCCGCTGGGCGATCAGGGACTGGCTGAAGTCCATCGGCGCCGGCCAGGTGTAGACGGTCAGGTTTTCCAATGGGCATTCGATCTTCTTCGGATCGATCGCCCGGCACTTCGACTGCTGGTACTTGTAGCCGGGGGTCTTCAGGTGCATGCGCGGGGCCAGCAGCAATTGCCCGCCCTGCACGGTGAAGCTGGCCAGCGCCTTGTCGACCGGCAGGCGCGCCTGGACCTTGATCGAGGGCACGTCGCGGGAGTCGGTCTGCTGGTAATAGCCGGCCTGGGAGCCCTGGGTCGTCTGCGTGTATTGCTGCTCGCCCCAGCTCACGCAGGCGCCCGAGGCCACATGCACGGCGGTGCAGACCTTCTCGGTCTTGATCTCGCTGCCATAGGTGGCATCTTTCCAGACTTCTTCCCGGTAGTACTCGCGATACAGCTCGGGGGACAGGTACGCGGTGCCGTTGGCGCCATGGCCCGAACCGGGCGGACCGCTGCGGGCGCCGACCTGGTCGAGCAAGCCATGGATCTGGTAGTCGTCGCCGCCGGTCAGCAGGTACTTGCCGGGCGGCAGGATATGCACCTCGAAGGCCTTGAACAGATAGGTCTCGTCGGGCTTCCGCTGCAGCGCGTTGGTCTGGAACTTGCGGCCGAAGGTCACCTTCGGGTCCTTCTCGTACTCCCAGATCGCCGTTGGCGTCCACTGGGTCATGGTCAGGGCATCGCTCAGGGACTTGTGCGGCATCACGTCGGCCACCAGTACCACGGCCATGTTCCCCTTCAGCGCCTGGTCCACCAGGTCCAGCATCTGCGCGTTGCGCGGATCGTCCATGCTGCCATAGGCGCCCGAATCGAGTTCCGACACGCAACCGGAAAGGCAAAGCAGCAAGGCGGCGGAAAGGGCAAAACGCGGGCGGGGCAGTCTCATGCATCGATCCTTGATAGAGGCTGGTGCGGGTCGTCGAACGGCCCATCTTACTGGCCCATGCCAGGATCGCAATATTTCAAATGGACTAGGTCGGCAGGGGCACACCGGCAGGGCCAGGAGCTGCCACGGCCCGCCGGCCCTCGTTGGTTCTACGCCTACGCAGACCTCCAGGCGTTGGGATCGGCGTTGTCTGGCAGGCCAGGCTCGGGAAACGTGCACATCCGGAAGAGTGGTAATCCCGCGCGCATTGAGGCCACGCCAGTCTCTTCGGAGAGTATCCAGATGTACCAGGTGTAAGCACTATATTACGGAGGTTTTGTCAGTGACTGAAAAACGGTCGCAGCCTACCCTTACCGCTGCAGTTTTTAATGGGCCGAGCAAGCTAGACCTCCTGCCCGTCCGGTAGATGCGATTCAGCAATCGCTCCGCTTGATTTCTAGTCAGTGGGCAGCTAAATCCATGCTCTGACCCGATAATACCCGGTAGCGAATCGAGTCGTGGCACTATTGTCGATTCCTCCGAAATATCCCGTGCCCCATACTGCCGCTCCAGTTCCAAGCCGAATATTCAAGCTACCCACTTCAACCTGAGCCCCACTGCCTTTATGCCCTCCATCATTGAAATAACTGGGCATGACAATGTTCCATGTTGATGGACTCGATGACCTTGCAAACTCAACGACCACCCGACGCGGCGACCTCTGGAGTCCATGACTCAGGGTATACAAACTATTTGAAGAAACAGAAAACCAGTCTGACTCAAAATCCGGGACTCCTCCCAGATACACTTCAAACTGATAAGCTCCCGACGTCGTAGAAGACGTCTCCCTGAATAGATTACCCAGTATTCTTCGACCTCCCAAAACGACTTGACTAGTATAACCGGAGGCGGCTGGCGCACTATACACAGGAACACGCTCCGTCCAGCCGGAGGAGCCTGCTACGGCTTTCGCCAGCAGGATTGTTCTGTAATAACAAAAATGAGTCGTTCTGTTCGTGTACAAAAGAACTACATGTGGTGTACCTCCCTCAGAGTAAATATAGGAGAGAGAAGGGGCTACGAGAATATCGGTAGAGTCACCATTTTGTGCAGTCACATTACCCTGATCAGTCCATGTGCCGCCGTCGTCCAGACTTATAAACTGACGTAACGCTCCTCCGGCACCAGATCCTACTCTGGCTACAGCCAGAATTACGCCATCTCCCACAGGAAGGTAAGAAGTCTCATTGTATGGTGTGTTCCCGCTGTAGATCGTGCTTCCTTCGCCCCAAGTTTCTCCGCCATCAGAAGACTCTAGCCATTTCAGTTCATAATTGACTCCCGTCGCCGCGTAAAGAGGAATCACATAGCGTGCCCCTACTTGAAAACTTTTTCCATGAGCAAAATTATAATCCGCCCCACCTCTAGCCAATGTGAATTTATGTACCCATGTCACACCTGAATCATCAGATACATAGACCTTCACCTCTCCTGTTTCATAAACCGTCGAGGCCGCGACGATCCTTCCGCTAGGCATCGTCCCACCAGCTACATCTCGAAAATCCTGTCCTCCCGCCTGGGCAACTATGGTAGGCGCACTCCAAATACCACCCTCCAGTTTACTGAAAACAACACGCCCATCACTACCACCTACATGCTCTGTTGCCCGCCTATATATTAGGTACAAACTTCCATCTGACAATATATCCATTTGGCCAAAATGATCATAATATGATTCATACAGAGCCTTTCCCACTAGCCGATGCGGAATATCAAAATAAGTATTCATCCTTCACTCCTTCGGTCAAATTAGGCCAACACACTCGCCCCACTCAACAGCTCTACCCTACAAACCTTGACTACCCGGCCAACTATAAAATTCTTCAAAAATAAATATTGAAAAAAATTTCTGATGAAAAACTCATGAATGAATACAGGTGCCGGACCGACGGCAGACTTATAATCATCTCGGCATCCCACCAGCCCCGGCTCTTGCACGCATTCACACTAGCACGCTCATCCCGCCCCTCCTCCACCTCCATACCTGATAAAATCCCTCGCCCTGCTCCGCTCTCCCTGCCGAAGTCCCGATGCGCCCAGAACCGACCAACGCCCCCGCCGCCCTCTCACGCCGCTTCTCCGTTGCGCCAATGATGGATCGGTCAAACTATAAAAAATTACCTAATAAAATCATATAGATACGAAATAAACTCAATTTGCTGTAGCAAATCCGTAGCAAAGTCATCCTAGCCGCGGATCTCCTATAGGCCCTTTCACTAGCACCAGCGGCTAGCGGGGCGGATAGGTCAATACCGCCAACGCCAGTTGCAGATCACTGTAGCGCGCAAGCTCGGCGCGCTGGCGCAAGGTGTCCAGCACCGATTGCAGCATCGCACCGCGGATCGCGCCGTTGCTAGCGATGAAAGCGGCCGCATCGTCATGCGCCAGCTTGAGCTTCCGGTCGTAGCTGCTGATTTCCTTGGATACGTCTCCAGAGAGTTCTGTACCTTCTCTTGGGTCGCTGGTGCCGATGGTCGTTGTCGCCAGCAATATCGAACTGTAGAAACTGCTGGCAATAACGGGGTGGTCCTGCCTATCCCGCGTTAGGTCAATCCCGGCGTGGACAGGCAGGCATACCAGTAGTTTGACCAGCAGCAAGAGCTTGGATGACATGAAAAGCCCCGATTGAATGCCATCCTTTCGTTGCCATCTTTGGCCAGGCATAGTGATATCGCAGCTTTCCGCCCTAGCGCTTGCTGCCGCCATCACTGCATCTCACTACGCGCCAATAGTCCGGTAGCAAAGGAGCTCAGTTCCAGCCTGGGTTCAGGAGTGTCGGCTTGATATTTCCTCCAGGCGCGCTCCAGTTGCACGCCGTAGATTGCTCCTTCTGAGGCTACAAATGCTGCCGCGTCCTCGCGGGCATAGGCATAGCTGTTGTGCCCGAAATGATCGCTTGTGTGGCCGGTTGCTGAAGTGCCCATTACAGTGAGAATGACGGTGCCACGGGCAAGCTCCTCCAATCCGTCCGAGACCTCGGCGGCGACGCATATCTGACAGGAAAATACGATGTGGAAGAGCCAGATGCGGCCCCGACGTTTTTTCGTTTCCATAACTTGAACATCCTCTGTTCGTCATCGGCTATACACCGCTTGTCCATTACCAGACGGCCAAGCCGGGGGCAGGGTCTTGGGCTGACGTAGCGTTTTTCAATACCATCACTTCGGCCGGCCTGCGCGCCATCATTCATCTGCTTTTGAGAACTTGTCCCGTCGAAAAAAAAGGTCAACCCCGAGGATGCCAAGGCAAATCCCCAAGATGTCAAGACCAAAGCCTGCCAACTTGACCGAGGAGAAGCGAAGAATAAGCACCCAAGCCGCAACAAACACAGCGATTCCAAGCCACTTCCGGACCTCCCTGTTGCGCACTAGGTGACCGACCGCAACAATGACTACAGTCCAGATGGCGAACTGGATGACATCATTCATGCAGGTTCTCCAGCACTCTGGACGATCTCCGACTTGACAGAATGCTGGGGCCCGATCCCGCCGGACACCTCCCCTTCAACGCTGATAATGACGTCTCCAGCGTGGTAGGTCGGCAAGGCCTGCTGAGTAGCCCAACGAACTGCGAGGCCGCTGCCAACCCCAACAAAAGTGTTGATGCGTTTACCGGCTACACCCGCAAGCATACCGACCATGCCAGCAACGGTGACACGCTGCTGGTTCAGAGAGTCAGCCTGAGCTCGGGTCAGGGGCAGCGAGACAAAAACCCTCAGTATGCAAGGTCGGTCCTTTGCCTGCATCCGATCGAAAACCTCAACCGCAAGATCAGCAGTCGCGTGACTGGCTTTCACTGACGGACAGTACTTCATGTGAAGCAGCCGGCTGCGCTCCGCCCATGCGAGGCGAATGATCGCCAAGCTGAAGTTGATGCCGTGCTGGCTGTGAATATGCGTCCGTTCGATATCCATGGCGTTCCTTCCGTGCTTCGAGCGCGCAGTTTCGGTAGCCAACAACACCGCAACCACTAGCAAAACAGCTAGCTCTCAACATCCACGCCCAGACGGAGTTAGACTCAGCGCTCCGCCTCATAGGCAGCAACGCCCGTCCCTATGGCACGCCACTCATTCTGCGGCATGCGCGCGTCGCAGATGAATACCTCGACTTCGCCGCTTTCCTTCGGCTCCGCCGGCCGGATCGCTGCATGCCGGAGAATCGTCCGCATGTCTGGGACGTAGCTGCTCTCCGAGCCGTGGAATGACCAGATGCCAAACTTCCCTGCTCCACCCACCTGGTGGTCGAGTTTCACCGACCAGCCCTTGAATCGAATGACCAGCATCGCCCTGCTCCGTAGGAAAAGGCTGTAGTCTAATCCTAATTCTGACAGGCCCTGTTGGCAGCCAGCAGTTGGGCTTCATACCCGATCCGCTGCCGCCGCTCGGCCAGCAGCGCGCGGACCTTGGTCTGTAGGTCGTCGCTCTTCTTCAGCCCAGCCGCTGCCCAGGCCGGCACCTCGACCGCGGGCGCTCGGCACGGCACCGCCACCGGAACTTCTACGCGCACCGTGCGCAGCTCGGCTTCCTGCCGGCCGGCGCATCCCACCAGCGCGACAATCATCAGCATCAGCACCACCCTCATAGACCCAGCTCCTGATCGATGACCGCCTCGGCGGCCGCACACTGCTCACCGGCGGTTCGCTGACTCAGCAGGCGTTGGGCTCCGGCATACTGCTCCGCGGCCTGCTGCCGCCCCCGCTCCACAGCCTGCGCGGCATCCCGGGCGCGCTGCTCGCCGGCCATGCGCAGCGCGGCAACCTGCCGGACCTGCTCTGCCACTGCGGACTCCAACTCTCCCCGGGAGGCACGGCAGGCAGCCAGATCCGCGCTCGCGGCATCCAACTGCGGCCGGTAGTGTCGCGCGCCGAGCCAGACACCGCCGGCGGTGCCGAGGCCGACCAGCACCAGGCAGGCCAGCGCGACCGATAAAGCGCGGGCGGAGATCACGACAGCACCCTCTTCGCCCGCTCCCACAGCGCCAGGCGCTCCGCCTGGCCGTTGAGCCCGCCGTTGATGCGCCGAGTGATGGCGGCGAACTCGCCGCGGTCGGCCAGGTCGTTCAAGCCGTGACTGGCCCACCACCAGGCCGCCGAGATCGCCGCCCACTCCGGCTGCTCGAGCAGTTCGGGTTCCTGCTCCAGCGGCTGGCCCAGCCCGGTGCCGGCGGCGCGGTAGTTCGACCGGCCGGTGATCTGTAGCAGCCCGCGCCCGCGGTACCGCCAGCCGTCGCCCGATGCCTCGTCGCCATTGCCGTTGCGCGAGGCGTAGGCGTTGTTGGCGATGGCTCGGGGGTTGCGCGCCAGGCGCTGCGCCAGGGCGTTGGGCTGGCCGTCGGCGCCGAGGTACCGGCTCGGCCAGGTCGCAGCCAGGCCACGGGCACTGTAGTTGAGGTTCTCCACCAAGCGGGTCAACTGGCCGCTTTCGTGGCCAACTTGGGCGAGGAACGCCGCCGCGCGCACAGGCGACGTGATACCGAAGCGCGTCATCCCGCGGTTCAGCGCACCAACAAAAACGCCGGCTCGAGGGCCGGCGTTCGGGAGGATATGCAGCAGTTGCTGCTCAGTGATGGGCATCTGTGGTTTCTCCAGGAACAAAAAGGCACGCTCTTGGCGTGCCGGGGCATCAGCTACAGCGTACGCCACATCTGATCGTGAGGAATGACTTCGCCTTGGGTACAATGGCGTAACGGGAGCGTTCCATTCCCCTAGGAATTCGGCTTTATAAAAGGAGCTTCAGAATTATACGCTCGGTATTCGCTGTTCTTTCCTCAATTGCTTTAATTATCTATGCCGCCTCCATGAGGATCGTAAATTTTTTCACAGATTCTCACGCAGAGCATATTGAAGATTATCGCGAGGAATTTGAAGAATACGCTTTGACCCAAGAGAGATTTTTGGGATGCAGATTTACGCGCGGGGACGACGGGAAATACCTGAATGATGTTCTTCAAAAGGCGTGGGTCAATTTCCACGAAGAAAAATTTCAGAGGGATAATGCTTGGTGAAAAAGGCCCGAAATAATCGGGCCTTTTATTTTTAAGCGAAGAGTCTCATGAAGAAAAGCTTGATTCTCTTAAGAACCCCCATATCCTCAACCTTCGTCTCTGTGACCTCGACGATGCCCTTCATTGAAGTATCGATGTCGAACTTGACGAACTTGAATGGTATGTGAGCGCTACGCGCATCTTCATTTTCAATCTCAGTCCATGCTGCCAAATCGTCAGATCCATAGAATTTAATGGCTTTATCCTCGGAAGCTGAAGACCTTACTGATACAAGGGAGTCCTTATCTACCTCAGATACGATCCAGCCGTCACAGATAACTGTCATTGCAGTTCCGTCGTCACCGTCAAAGGCGGAGTCTATGTTGTTAGGATTCACCTTCTTGCGGCTGTCATAGGTGTGATTGCACTCGTTTGCCACAGGTGCACGCAGCGTGTTCTGGCGTAACAGCATCGCCATTCTCAGGGCGACCATCTTCTTGGGGCCAGGCACAGGCATATCGATTCTGACCCGACCCGTCAGCACAGGCTTGTCAAAGATGATGTCCATGTTCTTGGAAAGCACATCGGGCGACGCTGCTACCTGAACCATTTTCCCGTCGACCTCAGCCAGCACCGTGAACTTGGCCGGAGCCTGCTCGACCTCGCTCACATCAAAGGACAACCCCCTGATCAGTTCAGGCTGTGGAGTGGCGATGTCGAACCATGCCGGGAACTGCCCGACAGACCAGTATGAGCTACCATACTTCGCACGCACACTATCAGGACCATGCCTAACTGGATCTATGGAGGAGGATGCGCTAAAGGAATCCTTGTTCGTTTCGTAGGCCTGGAAGCGCATAGCGTAGTCGAGAAAGAGCGGATCACTCGACTTATCATACAGCCAAAGAAGCTGCGAAACGTGAAGTGGGTTGTAGTCGCCCAGAGGTGCTATCGGTCTTTTCTGCGAAGGCATGAGCAGACTATAATAGCTGCTGAAGCCAGCATCGAATTTGGGAATATCCCGCTTAACCGCAGCCACGCCACGGTCGAACAGATCCTTCCACTTCTGCTCATGGGTAATCTCATAGAAATCTAAGATTCCCGACAGTCCAGTGATGTGACCATTAAGGACTTTGTATGATCGACCCTTTGGGTCAGCCATCTCTTCAATCCATGTTACTTGGTCGTCAACAGTAACTACCCCGCCATCCTTGATATCCACGTCATACGCATGGAGTGCCTTTCTTGCAATCTCACGAAGTTCGGGGTCGTCAGTGATTGATTCCGCTCGTAACAAAACGCCAGCAATACGAGACTGCCCGATACCCGAGATCCAGCCTGGATCTAGATCGAAGTTCTGATCTCTGAATGGCAATGGCCAAGATGCGATATCTCCATCAACCTTAGCGGTATTTGCCAGCCATTTTGCTTGATGAAGAAAATTCTCTTTCAAGGCATCGTCTTTGCACTCGCTGTTTAGCCAGTCCCGATACAGAGCCAGCGCATAATTCGAATCGAAAAATGGATTAGCCCACTTACCTAGACCGCCATGATGTGCGCCATAGTCAAACTGAAGAACCCCTTCTTCATTTAGGCTAAATCCAGGAGACTTTGAATAATTTTCTGCCGTGTCGTTTATGGTTCTCGGAGCCGGCCTAATATCAGGACACCCCGCAATGGCGGAGTGCGACGCCAGCATAGAAATTATAGAAAGTGATATAGAGAGTGCTCGCATTGTAAAATCATTCCATTGCATTCGTCATGTGAGCTTATCGTCATGTAGAATCGGATAAGGCCTAATGAAGGCGCGGGATGGTAGCAGCTAGGCTCTCAATGGCGCCACCACTGCGCCACCATTGAGCCTCCATAGCGCCACCATGGGGGACTCCAATCCGATCAGACGAGAATCTCTATCTCCCTGACTCCCACCCGCCACCCTACGTCCACCTGCGCTCCAGACGTGAACGAAGAGGTTGCAGCGACCAGCCCAAGGCAGATACGCAAGTTCGGGCGATACGCGCCGATGAACCACAAGCACGGCCATGCCCCCATTCAAAATGGGTAGCCTACACGCCGCCAGCGTCCGGCCGCGGATACCTAGCCTTGATCTCCTCGACCTTGGCTTTCACCTCGGCAGATCAACAGGCCCGTCGAAATCACCCGGAACGGAAACCGGCTCGGGGTATCTGGCAGCATGGGTCGCATCTGCCGGATATCTGTAAATGATCCACACCGAAATCGTGTCGCCTCGCCGCCGAACCTGGTAGACGGGATATGGATCGGCGAAGTCATCCATCGTGAGCTCGGCGCCGTCTTCGATGTCTGGGAACGCATAGTCACGATCCTCGACGGTAAGCACGCCGCCGGAAACCGACACAGTGGTGTAGTCGCCAAATTCCGCGGGCCCGTACTGCGGCGAAAGAACCAGCAAGAAGTTCATCAGAACCACCTCCCAATGGCCGTTGCAGAAATAGCGGTAGAGGTCCCTGCAGGCCGCGCCGCAATATCGAAACCTCGCAACGTTGCAGATGTAGTGCTGGGGAGGGTTGCGACACTTCCCCAACTCGCGGCTGAACCCCACCGAAACAAACCCACGGACACCGCCGGCACACCCGAAAATGCCACCGGGAATGACCACGTCCTAGCACCTTGGAAGAGAGAGCCGTAGGCAGAGTCGATGGCCTGGTCGTTGACATTGATACTCATCGTGCATATCTGCGTCCCATCCGCAAACCGCACATACTCCCCGTTCGCGTTACTCCCGCGATCAATCACCGCACCGGTCGGTACGCCGCTCGACTGCGAAACGGCGCCCAGAATGCTGTCTCGAGAGTACAGCGCGCCCGAACTACCGAGCGCCTCCCGTACCGCCGCACTGCCGAGGCCGAGATCCCCCCGCGCTGCCGCCGCATTTGCAGAAAGCGCCCAGGGCTTGATCCCCGCCAGGGTTGCCCCCCACTGGTTGGCGATCAGGTTGAATCGATCCGACAGGTCCTTGTCGTAGCCCAGGATCGGCGCCACCGCATAGGCCTGGCCGCTGGCCGTGCTGCCCTGGTAGTTGGGCTTGATCGAGATGACCGTCGAACTGGCGACGTTTGTGACCTCGTACCAACGTCCATCGGGTCCGCGAAATGCGTCGCCGACTCGGGCATTGGACGAGAACTGTGTGCCGGTACCGGTAACGGTCGGGCTATTTGCGGTCACCGCCACGGTTCCGGTTGAGTACCACGCCATAGAGTTCTCCTGCTATGCAATGGCCAGAAGAGGCCATGGGAAAGGTGTTCGTATTGCGTCTTGCCCAGGTCCGCCGACTTGAACAGTTGCTACGACTGTGTTTCGGGCCGAAGTAACAAACCCAATGGAGCACTCTCCAGTATCACCTTGGGGCGGTTGCGCCTGTACATTGAAATGACTAACCAGAAAATACCCATCAGTCCCATGCGGCCACGGTGCAGACCATGAATGCAGGGTGTAATACCCCAGATAGTTACCATTCGTGCCGTAATAATTCAGCATCTGGGTACCATTTATGAACCGAACAAGATCCCTGTTACTGTCAAATACCACTCTCGACTGATTGTCGAATATCTGCATCCCCCATCCGCCAGTTTTCGGCATGAACACCGCGCATGCCTTCCACTTCCCTCCCAGTACGACGCCGCTTGTATCTTGAAATACCTTCACGTAGAAGCTGAAACCCGTCCAGTTCCCAGCCGAACCAGCATGCTGGAACATCGTTATGTGATGCGAACCATTAGGGCAAAAGAAAACAAACGGTGGGAGCGGGCTCTGCACCGGAGATGGGTACGAGACGTTGATGATCTGGGCATTAGTGGCTGGATAGGTTCCAGACGCAACCAGATGCAGACAAGGGTGGTCCTGATCGATTATCACCTGACCGGCATTCCCAACAAATTTCGCACCGAAACTCATGAGAACATCACCGCATATAGAGTGTAATTCGCTGTTACATCACCGGACCAACCAAACGTAATAGTCGAGCCGCTAATGGTATGCCTGGGAATCCAAGATCTAGAATCCGGCGTATTGCAGACGACAAACATGACACCTTTAGAACCGTCGAACCCAGGGACCGTAACTGAAAGTCCCTGAGGAATGTTCCCCAAGTCCCGACGATAGACCATCCTCAATGAGTAATTGTTGCTGTCAAAGAGTATTGAGCCGCCGGCCGAACGCGTTCTCATTCCGTAACTCATACATCAAGATTCCCGATCTGGACTCGAAGCACCAAGTTTCCGTCATACACTTTTATTGCCTCTGCCGTCTGACGCATAAACCCTCCCGACGTTGCGCTGTTCATTGTGAACGCGCCGCCCTTATCCAACTTCCACAGCGGCTCGCCGTTGGCACCGAGGGCGGTCGACTGAATCACGTTGCCGATCTTCGCGTTGGTGATCGAGCCCTCCTGGATCATCGCGTTGTTGATGAACATCTGGCCGCCGACGATCGAGACAGGCGCCACGGTCTGCCCGCTGGAACTGTTGAACCAGAGGAACCGATCAGCCTGGAACGCCATGGTCGTCACGCTCGTACCGCTGTCGAAGCCCAGTTGCCAGCCAGCGGCGTACTTCTGGCCATTGGCATGCGCCTGGAGCTTCACGCTGTAGAGCGCCTTGACGTTTCCATCCAGCGAGGTAACCGCTTGAGATGTGGTCTGGATGTTCGCCTCGTTGGTATCGGTGCGCGCACTGACGGTATCCATCCGCTGCCCCAGGGCGCTGTCCGCGTTGGCGCGGACGGTCTGTTCGGTGCTGATGGCCGAGGCGTTGCTCGCAACCTGGCCGGATAGCTGATCCAGGCGTTGGACGGTTACGGCATTGTTCGACGCAACGACCGACTCGACGGTTGCGATCCTGCCCTCCGCCGTCACAGTCCGCGCTTCAAGCAAGCTCGTCCGCTTCGCCTGCGCTTCGTCCTCGTTCGCCCGCACGGTGACTTCGGTGGCGGCTCGAGCAATGGTGTCCCAGCCCTTCAGCGCATCGGCCTTCTCTCCGGTCGCCGGCTCCCGGCGGGCGGCAGCCTGCAGAACATCCAGGCTCGAAGCCGCCGCTTCGACCTTACCGTCGAGCTCGGTGATATCCGCGGTGTTGGTGGCCACCTGCTGGGCCAGGCCGTTGGCCGTCTCGATCGACTGTCCGATGTCGGCCCAGTAGGACGCGTTCGGCGGCGAGGCGTTGAGCGGCACCGCCTGCTTTGCCTGATACAGCCGGTTGCCGACCCGCACGATATCGTTCTTCGCGTAGGTCTTCGTCGGGTCGTAGGCCAGCACATCGGACAGATTATCGATCTGGCCCTGCAGGCCACTGATATCGACCTGCATCTGATCGATGTCGGCGAAGAACTGCTCGCCCAGCGCGGACTCGACGTACTCCTTGGTGATCAGTTCGTTGTACTCGCTCGCATCCGTCGAGCTGATACCGTCGACCCAGGCCGACCAGGGGCCGACGTTGCCTGTCCGGTCGATCAGCCGCCCGCGGAAGGCCAGGCGAGCGCCGGCCGCCAGCGAGGTCAGCGTGTGGGTGTCGGTCGGGTACGCGAACAAGCCCAGGGCAGTTGCGTTCTGTTCGCTGCCGCCCGGGGTAACCGACTGTTGGATCTCGGTGTAGGCGGTGTCCGCCGCGCCACTGGCCGGGAATCCCCACTCCAGGCCGATCTTCCACGGTCCGCTGGTGGTACGCAGGAACGCCAGCGCCGGCGGCGCGCCGGTCTTACCGCTGAGTTGGGTCAGGATCGAACTCTTCCAGACCGACGTGATGTCGAAGGCCGACACCGCGCGCACCCGCGCCAGATAGCCACCTGCGTAGATGCCAGTCACATCGACGCTGGTGGTGCCGGTACGCGGCAGGCGGATCCAGTTGCCGCTGTCCTTCTTCCACTCCACGTCGTAGGCCACCGCCCCTTCTACTGCAGGCCAGGCGATGGTCATCGTGCTGACCGCCAACCCCTGATCGAACTGGTAGTGCGAGGTCAGCGTGACGCTCGCCGGCGGCGCCACGGTGGTGATCGGGATAACGCTGATCGGCCGGCTCTCCAACTTGGCACCAGTGTCGATCGCTGAGAACTTCCCGGGCTCGTACTGCAGAGCGGTGATCTCGAAGACACCCCGCTCCGGCTGGCTGACTTTCATCACACGGTAGAGCGGCACCGCCAGGTCGTCGGCATCGAGGGTCCAGACCAGTTCCGGTAGCGGGGTCTCGCTGTAGGCTGTCGTCACGGTCACCGCGCGCCCGGTTACCGACTGCACGGTTCGCGCCTCAGCCTTACCGCTGGGCAGGTTCAGGAGCAGCCGGTCGCCAGCCTTTGCCTGGGTATCGCGATCCAAGGTGATCACTCGGCCAGCAACCGCAGAAACCCGCCCCCCAATCTCCCGTCCAGCCAACAGCGCATCAGCCACCGGAATCACCCATCCCGGCAGCGGTATCGCTCCATCCATCCCGGTACGGAACGTTACCGTGCGATCCTGGCTGTTGGTCAGGATCGCCCATTTTCCGCGCCGCTGGGCCTCACTCTCGCGGGTGCAGCCAATGGCTGCCACCTCGACCGGGTTGTCGCCGTAACGCCGCTGCAGGCGCTTATCGGTGGCCACAGCCACGTCGGTGTCGTAGTTGTTCGCCGGATTGTCGTAGCTGACCAAGGCACGGCTGTAGCGAGTGCGCTCACTGGCCGAGCCGTAGCTGAAGCGGCCGTCGATGACATTGGCCCTGGTGTAGGCGAAATCGACGTCGGTGGCGCGCGGGATATCCGCCTGGATCTTCAGTTGGCCCTGGGCCCAGTACGCCATACCACGGTAGATAGCGGTGAGGTCGCGCAGCAGCTCCCAGGCCCCGGCGCGGCTTTGCAGGTTCAGGTTGCAGGTGTGTCGCGGCTCCTGGCCACCCTTCCCATCCGGCACCAACTGGTCGCAGTACTGGGAAATCCGGTACATCTCCCAACGGTCTACCATCCAGGCCTTGATGCGTTTACCCACACCGAAGCGATCGTTGGTCACGATGTCGTAGGTGTGCCAGACCGGGTTGTCGGTCCAGGCCTGTTTCATCGTGCCGTCCCAGATGCCGAGGTAGGCCCGGGTCTCCGGATCGTAATTGCTCGGCACTTGGACCTTCCGCCCGCGGCAGTCGACTGTGACAGCCGGAATGTTGCTGAACTGCTCTGCGCTGAACTCGACGTACAGCAGGGCCGTGTTCGGGTAGCGCAGCTTCGCGTCGATCACCTCGGTGTAGCCGGCGATCAGCATGGTGTCGGCGATGCGGTTGTTGTTCTGGTTCGGCGTCAGGCGGCGGACGCGCACCTGCCAGCCATTGGTGGCCGCCGGCAGGTCGATCCGGCGGGAACGCTCGTAGCGGGTGGTGGTCTTGCCATCGACGGCCTCGCGCAGCACCTCCTGATAGGCGCCGCCGTCGGTGGCCAGATCTACGGCATATTCGATCCGGTACCCGCCGATGTTGCCGTTGGTGTCCTGCTGCTGGAGCGCTGGCCAGGCGAAGCGCAGACGCACTGCGGAAAGCTGGATATTGCTCAGCGAGCGCACCCAGGGCGTATCGCTGCGCAACTCGACGTTGACAGACGTCTCGTTCTCAACCGCAGGAATGCCAGGGATATAGTCCTGGTCCACCGACCCCGCGCGCCACTCCCACTTAACGTTCGGGAAGTTCAGGTTACCGCTCGGGTCCATCAGCGGGGTGTTGTCGAGGTAGATATCGCGCTCGCTCGGAACGCCGGCGAACTCGCCTTCGCCCACGGCGAGCAGAATCTTGGCCATCGCGACCGAGCGCAGGCTGTCGGGTGCCTCGACCGGCTGTTTCGGCTTGCTACTGCCGCCCTTGCGGCCGGCCAGGTGCTGGTGAACTGCGCCCATGCTTTCCTCCGGGCATGAAATAGCCCGCACATAAGCGGGCTATCTAAAGTGCTAGTAGAAATTCACTTAGCGGGTTTATCTATATAAATTGGAAATTCAACTTCACTTTCAAGGAATGAAAATCATGAGCAACCAAGAGAAGGCCTCACGATCACATTGGATTGAGTGGTGCGCCCTGATAACCTCAATAACTGCCGTAACCCTAAGCGCATATCAAGCCTATACTCTTAAGGAACACAACTACATAAGCGTCGAACCAAGAGTAAACTCATACCTTTCCCTTAAAGATGATTACAAAATGATAATATTCAATAACGGACTAGGGCCAGCATATATAGACAAAGTAACATTCTACGAGAATGGCAAGGAAATAGATGGAAACATTCTACACGCACTAGCTAAACAAGGAGTGTCCCCATACTGCGCAATTGCCGGAATGCCTCGCCCTAACGACTCACTAAAAACAGGGGAGGAAATCGTCCTTGTAGATATCCACGACAACAAAGAGTGCACGACCTCAAGGCTTATATTCACAACACTACAGCCACCAAACACAAGTTTCGACTATCAAATAGACTTCAGCTCTATATATGGCAAAAAATTCTCTTACAGATACTCTCTAAACAAGCAAGAAAATATTCCTAATTAAATTTTGTCTTCCGAATAAATCGATGCAGAAATAATCGCCCCACCCCAGCGGCGCTTCCCGTAGCAGATCGGCACCGGGTTCCCGCTGGCGGTGGTGTTTCTGGCGCTGCCGAAGGCGTAGCTGGGCAGGTTCTCCGGCGCCGCGCTCTGCTTCAGGCCCTGGGCTTGGGGGCTGAGCATTTGGATGACGCCGCCGGCAACCATCCCTATCCCTGCAGGCAGCGCATACGGGGCTATGACGGGAAAAGCGTAGGAAGCAGCGATCAGCACAGCCCCGACTATCGTCTGCACCAACCCGCCACGCTTCCGGCCACGCATGACCGGAGCAATGCGAATTTCCTCGGCGCCCCCGAACTGCAGCTCATCTTCGGAAATGTTCCGTTTCCCACGGAATACAGCGAACTCCATACCTCGCAGGTGGGCATTGGCGAGGAAGCGCTCGAGGCCTGGAATCTGCACGCACAAGGCCTTGATCGCTTCCGCAGTCGACCCGACGAGCATACGGTACTCCCAACCGAACTGCCGGAGCGCGCCGTAGAGTTTGATGGTGGTCATCGGAGTGTGGTGCGCTGCGATGGTCATGTGTTTCTCCAGGTAATAAAAAACCGCCCGGAGGCGGTTCTGCACTGAAATCGATAAACAGTGGGGGTATCTACTTCTCTATCCAGTCCAGTTTTCCATGCATATAGTGGACTGCACTAAGCCTTCTTTTCACCGAGTCTGCCTTTTTCTTCTCCGCGTATGGTCCGACCACAATTGTCGATTCAGCACTGGAGAATATTGGCAACTGAAGTTCTTCGAGCTTCGCAAGATGCCCATCAAACTCCTCTCCGGGCTTACATGCGATATTCACTGTCCACCCATGAGTTAGAGGAGGCGGCCCCTCGGGAGCCGGGGTTGCTTCCACGTCCGCGCCGCAGAATCGACACTTGACGGCGGCACACTTAATAGTTTCTGCGCAATACGGACATGGCCGAGAGTCAAAGGCAACTGCAGGCGTCGGCGTAAGCACCTTCCTTTTTCCAAGCACTACAAGCAGTACGCCAATAATGAGTGCAGTGCCAGCAATGATTGTTCTCTGTTCTCTGGCAGCAATGAGGCCTATGTTGTTCACTCGATCGCCAGACATGGTGCCGACAGTAGTGTCCATGGCGAGCGCGCTGATGAGCAGCACGGCTCCAACCACCAGCGCAAGAATTCCCAGGATGCGCATCCATTGCTCTCCGCAGAAACTATGGAAAGGCCTGGACTCTACCATCACCACGCCAGCACGAGAACCCGGCACACAGCTGGACTCAAGCGGACAAGGAGCGTTCTCGATAACGCAGTACCAGACGCATCCTGCCGTACCGCTGGGTCTACCTCAGTCGCTTCAAGGCTGGGTAGAATCACAGTGCCACCAGCAACTCAGGTCCCGTAATCTTGAACAGCCTCGTCAAAACAGACCACGAGGCCGCAATGAATATCTGCCACAGCTACAAGGAGCATTTTATGGCCGAAAAGTCGTATCTAACTGGGAAGTGGGCAATTTTCAAGAGCAGAGCCTCGACGGAGGTGCTTGGTTACATCGTGGATGGCATTGGACAAACGACGGTGCCTGGACAGCCACCCTTCAGCATTATTGACTCTGTGCTCTTTGCCCCTGACGGCACCAGGCTCGGCTATCTGGCTCCATTGGAAGGAGGCTGGGTGGTGAACCTGGGCGACTATGAGATAGGACACGTACTGCGTGCCCTGCCGTAAGACACCGGAAGGTATTCACCTGACAATGGAGATCACATGATCAATAGAAGTCTCGTCCACAATCTGCCTAAAGACCCGAGCAATCCCGGCTGGGTTCCAGGCTGGGCGGTTGTCCAGAGCGCACCTTGGAGATTCATGGATATTTATGCGTCCAAGGAAGCAGTGGACGCTGAGGCGTTACTGTACGGCGAAGGCTTCGGCGTCGAATACGGCTCGCACGAGGTGGGCACTGACAACTTTGTCGGCGGACTCACGCCGCCGAGCTGATCGCTTCGAAGGTGATACGCCCTGCACCAGAAACCAGTCGTGCGGTGAGCCCAGGCTTCCCGGAATAGCTACGACGATACCCAGCGCTACCTGGACTCGTCATGCCGGCGAATCTCAATCGGTCGATTTCATCCTGATCGTCGAGGATTGCCACGAACGCCTCGCCGCCGCACCGCACGCCATCGCGCACCGTAAAAAGGTCATGGATGGTTAGCAAATAGCGCTGCTGCATACTCTCCTCCCGCGGCACAGCCGCTTCATTTTGCGTTCCGATACCGCAGCGCCGATCGCTTAGCGGTCGGTTTCAGTCAACCCAGCACAACTCCGATGGCTGCTATGATGGATGCAATAGCTACGCCTGTGGCTAGGATGAGTGCGGCGTTGGCCAGCCGCTTGCCAACGATTCCAGCGTCCTTTGCGTTCATTTTCTCCCACCCTGACTGCGCATCTCTCAACCGAGCAGCCTGTCCCACGGAAGATTGCTGGACAGGTAGCCAACAGCAATCACGAAGAAAACCAACCAAAGCGCCCAAAAGCGCGGCGGCGACAGTTTGTCAGTCATGATTCGCACCTCGCGAATGATCTTGCTAAAATCCAAGTACGTTCTCCTCATGCCTATCTCATGGGGTAGAAACAAAAACCCCCGAAGCCGGCCAGCTCTCGGGGGTTTTGCTTTTTTGGCCGGTGAAGCCAGGATCGCCGATTTAGAAGGCGTTGTTTTTCGCTATCAAGCAAGAATCTGGTCTGATTTAAGGTGGTCACCACCGGAAACGACGAAGCCTGCACTGGAGCCTGTCAGATCTGTACGCATCCCCAGCTACCGGCATCGGAAGAGGCGTAGTAGCGTTATGACCTCACAGGGTTCCCGACCCTGAGCAAAAGGGCCCAGGGACCGGGTGCGCCAAAATCGGCGCGAGCTACTGACCACGGAGGTCAAATGTCCATATCTGATAGAAACACCGGCACGCCCTGGAGCGCAGAGGATGTCACCGAACTCAAGCGCCTTGCCAAAGAGAACACGCCTACACGTGTTATTGGCCTGAAGCTTGGGAGAACGGAGGACGCCGTCTATGCCAAGGCGTCTGAGCTCGGCATTAGTCTGAAGCCGACGAACCAGTCTCCCTACAACCGGCAGAAGTAGAGGCCAGCTCGATAGCCTCTTCGTAGGCTTGGCGCTCCCTGTCCGACCACTTGTGGCCGTGACTCGCGAGCGCTACTGCCAGCATATCCAGGCATGCGGTGATTTTGGTGCAAGAATCGTTGGTGTTCATACATCCTCCTGCGGCCTAGCCGCTTTAGTGATTGATTTGACTGACGTGCCGCAGCACCAAGCGCATCCGGTCGAGCCACGGCCCGCCGAACACGATGATTTCTGAGGGCTTCCCATACAGGTGGTGCAACAGGAACGGCCCGGCGCCGAAGTGCTGCGCATCCTCGCCAGGTAGTGATGGGTCGTCCGCCAGGTAGATCCCAGCGTGGTTCGGGTGCGCGGTGCGCCCCACCGCCATCACGATCATGTCGCCGCGCTGCGGCCGGTCCACCCGGATGAAGCCGGCCCCCTCGAACCGCTGTTCGTAGAGGCTTGGACCGTCTGCCCGCTCCCACCAGCCATCGGCACGCTCGAAGTGCGGGAACTCGATGCCCCACTCCCTCTGGTACCAGTCGGCGCAGACCTGCCAGCAGTCCTGCACCCCATGCACGAACGCGCGCCCGAGCAGCGGCACCTGATCGACGGGCTCGATGGTACGCAGGTCGCCCTCCGGCCAGCTCAGGATGTGCCAAGTCAGGCCCGAGGCGTTGCACATCGCGACATCTGCGGCACTCGGTCGGCTGGTGGCATCGGGGTGGCTATGCACCACGGCGACGATCTCTCCCTGATCCTCTGCCTCTGCATACGCCTCCGGCGCGATGCGGAACTCCTCGCCGGCGTCGGCAGCGGTGTTTTCGTAGGGAACGTATCGCTGGCTCCGGCCAGAACGGATGATCAGTCCGCAGCACTCGCGCGGATACTCTGCCGCGGCATGCTTCTGCACGGCAGACAGGATGTGCTTGAGCATGGTCAGCTCCTGGCGATGATCGAGACGGCAGGGAAGCCGCCGAAGGGCAGTTGGTTCCCTTCACCGAAGCGCGGGATGCAACCGGTGCCCAGGCAGCCATCACACTCGTCCCGGGCTGGATCATCGGTGGGGTTGCCGTCGGTGTCGAAGTACGGGCCGGTGTAGCCGCAGTTGGGCCCGCGGTACCCGCCCGTCATCGCCCAGTGGCAAAGGGTGGTCATCTGCCGGCCGACCTGCTCGCCGCCAACGTCGCCTGGCGAGGCCAGTTCCCAGGCCACGTACTGGCCGTCCTCGCTGGTTTTCTGGTCCAAGTACCAGATTTCGACGATCTCCTGGGAGGGATCAGCGTCGGGATTGCCGCCTGGGAAGTTCGCCGCGTCCAGATATTTCGCAAGCGTCGTCCGGATGGTGAGGCGGAACTGGAGCAGGTCCTCGAACGCCAGGCAGAGCGCCGTAATCCGGCCATTGACGTTGCCGGCGGTGAAGCTCGGCCGCGCCGCAGTACCATCGCTGTTGGCCTCGATGCCCTCGATCTGCACCGGCCAGGCCGCGTATTCGTGGCCCTGCCACCAGATCGATTTCGCCGGCAACTGGTCGGCGTTGGCGCCGGCAGCGGCCAGTTCCTGCGGACTGTGCGGGATAGCGTGACCGTGGAACCGGACCACGTCGGCGCCGAAGTCGCTGCCGTCGAGCTCGAACAGCACGACCTCGCCGCCCGGCTCCAGCTTCTGGATATCGGTGATCAGTGTCATGGATGGAATGCCTGTTCAAAGGTCGCGGTCAGCCGGTAGACCCGGCCGCCGAGGTTGACGGGCCGGTAGCCCGCACAGGTGTAGAAGCCCAGGCCGCCCAGGGGCGGCGTCCAGAGAAATGCACGCGCTCCGGTGTGGCGGTCCAGGAAGTCCATCACGGCCTTGATGGTCGCCGCCGGCCCGGTGATGGACACCGGCCAGCTCTGGGACTTGCTGTTCAGACCTTCGCTCACCAACTGCTTGTAGCCGTCACCGAATTGCGAGGACCTGGTGGCGAAGGTTATGTCGCCCTCGCCACCGCTCTCGGTGGCCCAAGTGAAGGTTTCGATTGCCATGCGCTCTACCCGTTGATGGCCCGGCCGATCGCACCGTCACGCCGCAGATCACGCGCCAGGAGTTGTCGGTATTTCTGCTCGACGAACGTTCCGATGTCGCGACCGAACTGGTCCAGGCCAGGCTGGCTGCTGGAGACGTTGGCCGAACCATCCGAGGCAATGTTCACCTCGACGTTGATCTGCGAACCACCACCGCCCATAGCGCGCACACCGAGGGCGCCGGACGAGGTTCTGGTCAGCGGCATCACTGCCTCTGGCCCCGCTTCGCCCATCACACCCAGGCGGCCGCCGCTCATGCCGAACGCGGTTGGCGTGCTGACCACGCTGTTGGTGAAGGCCCCGCCGGTGGCGAACATCTGCACGCCTCCGGCGAACGCGCCACCGTTGGCGAACAGCCCACTGCTGCTCACCAGGTTGTCGACGCCCGACTGCACGGCAGCGTTTCCACCGCCGAAGAAGCCGCCGAAGAGGGACGAAAGGGCCTGCGAAGCAGCGGCGCGCGTTGCAATCCGCGCCATGTCCGCCAGGATGCTCTTGGCGAAGTCGGAGAACGACAGCTTGCCGGTCGTGGCGAAGGTCGCGACCGCATCTTCCATGCCGCGGAAGGCGTTGGTGAACAGGTCATGTGTCTGTCCGGCGACATTCCTGGCGCTTTCGAGATAGTCGTTCCAGGCTCCGCTCGCTCCGTTGCTCCAGTCTGACTGGGCAGCGGTCATCTGGTCGTAGTTGCTGACCACGGTGTCTCGCAGGTCCTGATGCGCCTTCCTGAGCGTAGCCAGACGTTTCTCGTACTCCTCGTCCGACATTTGCCGACTGGGATCGGAGCGCTGGTTCTCCAGGTCCATCAGTTGCTGATTGTAGCGGTCGTCGAGACTGTTCAACTGCTCGAAGCGGGACCGCTCTCGTCCGCCCATGCTGACACCGGCCGCAGCGCGCTCGCCCTCCAGACGCAACGCATCGACCTGCGCCTGTAGCGCCTGCGTATAGCGCTGCACTGACTGCTCCTGTCGCCGTAGCCGCCCCTGCTCGCTGAGTTCGATCTGGTTGAGCTGTGAATCGGCGTCCTGCTGCGCCTTGACCAGCGCCGTCCTGGCGTCGGCGATCTTCTGGTCGAGTTGGATTCGCTGGGCTGCCGACGCTCCTTGCTTCGCCCTGGCAGCCTCCAGCGCTGCGATTTCGCGCTCGTAGGCATGGCTGACCTCATCCCGCTCCTGCTGGATGATCGAGATCCGCTGCTGCGCGTAGCTTTCCGCGCTGATCACGCCTGCGCGTTGGGACGCCTCCAGTTCCTTTTGCGCATTACGGTAGGTCGCGGTGATCTCGGCCAAGCTGTTCTTCGCGGCGTTGGCCGCGCGTAGGTCCACCGAACCGGCGGAGCCCTTCTGGTCTTTGTACTTGGCGTTGATGTTGGCGATCTCGCGATCGACGGTCGCCTTCTGCAGGCGGTCATCGTTCGGGTTCACCTCGCGGATCGCCTGTAGATCCTTCTTGTACTGCTCCAACTCCTTGGCGCGCTTCTGCTGGTTGGTCAGCGCCGCCCTAGAACGAGCGTCGATCCGGTCAATAGCATTCTGGGCGGCTTGTTCAGCCCGAGCGCGCTCGCCGGCGGTTCTGGCATCGTCCTCCATCGCCTTCTTCCGCTCGCGGAGCATGTCGAGCTCTTCGCGCAGGCGGTTCCGGCTCTCGTCGCGATTGCCGACCAGGCCGAAACCACCTTGATCGAGCTGGGCAAGGCGCCGCTCCACATCGGCGATCTGGGAGTCGATGTCCTGGCGGCCAATGCTCTTGGCATCATCCCACGCGCGCTTCGCAGCACGTGCGACTCCATCCCAAGCACGCTCAATCCAACCCAGGTTCTCCAGAATCTTCGGGGTCCGCTGGTTGATTGCGTCAGCGTAGGCCTCAGTCGCCAGCTTCACCGCGCCGGCGTGATCCCCCTGCTCCTCCAGCGCCTTGATCTGCGAGTAGACGGATGCGGTGAGGTAGTTGTACTGCTCGTTCAGGGCCTTCGAGGCCTTCACAGGGTCCTCTCCCAGCCTCACGAACTCGGCGACGGTATCCCCCACCGCGCGGCCAGTCGCCTCTTCCATCGACAGCGCGGCCTGGGTGATGGCAACGAAGCTTTCGCTGGCCAAGTCTCCCTTGCCCGCCAGGGTGGCCAGCACTTCGGCAGCAGCTCCGGTCGTGCCAACCGTATTGCTGACTTGGCGCGCCATTTCGCCCAGTCCAGAGGCGCTGGTACCAGCGTAGTTGCCGGTCATGATCAGCGCCTTGTTGTATTCGCCCTGTTCCTTGCTGCCCAAGTACGCCGCCGCAGTCACACCACCGACCGCCGCTGCCAGCAACCCAATCGGGGCCAGGACGCCGATAACACCGCGAGCGGCGCCGCCGGCGTTCACACCGATCTCGGCGATGTTGTGGGCGGCGACCCGCCAGTTACCGGTGGAGAGGGCGTTACCCAACTGCAGCACGTTCTCGCGCGCTTCCTTGCTGGTCAGCCCGAGCTTGTTGATCGCGCCGCCGGTACCTTCGATGTCCCGCCGCTTCGCCGCGATCTTCTCCAGGCCGGCGGCCAGCCCGGCGTCATCCAGCCCGCCGGCGGCGCGCAGACCACGCAACGCGGCTTCCTGCTTCTCAAGCCTGGCCAACGCGGCGGTCACCGGATCGATGCTGTTGACCGTGCGTTGCATCGCTTCGATCTGCCGGTTCTGCGCCGCAACCAGGCGCTGCTTCTCGGCGGCCTCCTTGGTTTCCGCCTTCTGCAACCGGTCATAGGCCGCACCCAGGCGATCCTGATACTGAGCTTCGTCCTGCAGCGTGGTCAGGCCGGCCTTGCGCGCCCGCTCGAGCAAGCTCTCGGCGCGAATCAGATCGTCGATATTGGCGACGTTGCCGGAGAGCGCCCGTTCCAACTGGCTGATGATGGATATCTCGCCAGCGGCACTGTCGTATACCTTCCGGCTGGCAGCAGCCTGGCGTTCACGCGCACCGGCCGCCTTGTCGACACTGCGGGCAGCGTCCTCCTCCGCGCGCGACACTCCCTTGGTGGCCTGCTCGAGGCCCTTGCTGGCGTCGGACAGGTTGTCGATTGCCTGTTCGGCCTGATCGGCGGAGTCGACCAGCTTGTCGAGGTCCTCGGCCGCCTTTACGGCCGGGCTCGAATCGACCTTGATGCCCAGTTCGGCGAAGTTGCTCATCCCGACTCCCTCTGCTCGCGGAAGGCCTTCAGCGCAGCGTCTTCCATCACCCGGATATCCGCGAATACCGCGGGTTGCTCACCAGCGGCTACGCCGCACATCTGCATCACCACCGGCAATGCGGTGTAATCCAGGCCTGTTGCGCCACACATGCCAGCCCGCCACTGGGTGCTCATCGCCTCGAAGACGATGAATGCCGTCCAGTTGCAGGGCCAAAGCTCCATCTGCTCGTCGCTTTCGTCGAAGTCATCTGGAGACAATCCGAACTGCGCCAGCTCCTGGGGGCTGGCTACAGGCCGATAGAGTTCCTGTGCGGCGCGCTTCAGTTTCCCAAGCGCCCTCTGCTGTAGGCGCTCTGGTAAGCCTCGAGGATGGCCTCGGGCACGCTGACCAGGGAGGACACCAGCAGCCGGACGTTGGCCTCGGTGAACGCCTCGTCGAACCCCCACCCGGCCACAACGGCTTGTACCTGCTCAACCTGGAGGTCGATCTGAGCCGTGGTGAACGCTTCCAGAGACTGCTCACGAGTCTCCTCGACCAACCGCTTGAACCGCTCTCCCCAACTGCTGTAGAGGTCGGCCAGATCTTCACGATCCAGGTACTTGAAGGTGAATGGCACCTTGATGGACTCCCCGCCGAGACGGGGAATCTCCACACTGGATTCGAAGGTAGGCGCCTGCGCGATACTGAACTTCTTCGCCATGACAGTTCCTTAGGGGGCCGAGTTGTAGCGAACCGGGCGGCCATCGAGAGCGATGGTCAGGGTCCGGGTCATGATTTCGTTGACGTTCAGGGTCGGGGTATCGCTGACCGAGACGTAGCCGTTGTAGAAAACCTCCGATCCGTTGCGCAGCGTCAGGCGGATCACCTGCAGCGCCTTACTCTGGTCCGCCGCCTCAATCACCGCCCACTGCGGCAAGTTGGGGTCGTCGGCGATCGGCATCGAGAACGACTGAGCGTTGCGGAAGGTAGGCAACTGGCGCTGGTCATCGTCCTCGAGGTACTGGTACTGGACGAACTGCTGTTCGCCGCCGGAGGTGGTCGGGTTCATCACCTGCTGGATCTGCTGCCAGGTGAGGACCTTCTTCGCCGAGCCGATACCGCCGCCGGCCGGGTAGCGGATCACATCGGTGGTATCGATATTGCCCAGGGAGAAGGTGTCCTCGGTGGAAACTGCGACCTTGACGGCTCGGCCGTTCAGGCCAGTCCAGCCGGACACCAGCGACACGACGTCACCGACCAACAGGCCGTGAGCATCTGCGGTAGCAACCGCTGGCTTGGCGTTGGAGACAGCGGTAATCGGAATAGCCGTGCCGTAGGTGGCAGCAATGGCCAGCAGCGCGCCGTTGGGGAGGCTTGCGGACATGGAGTTTTCCTCGTGTGGAAATGAAAAAACCCGCTCATGGCGGGTGCTGGTGTGCCCATGCGGGCGATCAGAAGATGTCGGCGCGATAGCCGATGGAGACTGGTTTGGTATCGGCGATGTCCCCCGATATCCAGGGTCCCGGCGCTGGTGGGCTCACCACCTGCACAGAGAAACCGGGGCGAGACAACTCGGTGTAGAGAGGGAACTGCTGACCTAACTCGGCGATGATGTCTGCGGCAACGCCGGTGCCCTGCCCGCCTGGGACCACGATGCTGATCTGGAACACACCTGTGAAGCCCCGGTGGTAGCCGCCCAAGTCGCTACTGGTAGTGCCAGCGGGCAGCGTGAAGCAGCGTAGATAGATGGCACCCGGCGTCGGTTCGAACGTCACATTCGGGTACGCGACCGGGATCCCCTTGGCCTTCGCCCAGACGTCCAGGCGAGCCTCGAACAGTTGCTGAATGATCTCGTGACTCATACCTGGTTCGCCCTGACGGCGGCCTCCACAATCTGCTGGAATTCGGCGATGGTCACCCGGACCATGCCAGCCGGCGCCTGGCTGGAGTGCCCGTACTCCAGCGGTACCGCATACGGCAGGTTGTTCACCAGGTAGGCGGTATCACCGAGCTTCAGCGGGTGGACCCCGGCGGTCACTGCAGAAATTGCCTTGCTGCCAGTCGGGTCGACGTCATCAATCTCCCCCTGTGCGGCCGTGCCGATGCTGAACTGCCAGTTGGCCCGAAAGCGCCCGCCAACATACCCGCGCCCGGCCACCATCCCGTTGACGTCGAAGTTCTGGTCACGCTCCGCCTTGGTCAGCGGCTTCGCGTGCTTCACGCCTCGACGTAGCTTCCCGTTCCTGGTGAAGTTGCTCGGATTCAGGTTGATCAGGGTGTTGCGAATCGCAACGTTCTCGTCGTAGCGGTCCGCCACAGCACTCGCTCGCTGGCGGTAGGCGACGTTCGCGGCCCACCGCTCCGGGTCACCGACTGGAGATTTCTCGATCACCTTGATCGACAGGTCCAACATGATCCGCTGGTAGATCGCATCGCCGGCAGCCAAGGCTTGGTCGCGGAACTGCGCCACCGCTGCAGCGAAGCTGCCCTGGCGCCCCGAGTAGCGTTGACGCATGCGAGAGCCACGGGCCATGCGCTACCTCCTCGCTTGCGCGACGAAGCCGATGTCCAGGCCGGCATAATTCCAGGCTTTCGCAGTCACCACCTTGAAGGCCTCGCCGTCGAACTCGATACGGTCGCCGTTCCTCGGCGCCGGCATGTCCTGCCCCCCGAGCTGCACTGGAGACATGATGATCTCGACATCACCCTGTTGGATCAGCGAACCGTCGATAACCCGCACATCGTAGTCCTGGCGCATACCGGAACCATCGAAGCGGCGCTCGATGGTTGGACTTCCACCGGTCGCCGGGTCGTACTCGCCCTGCTCGAACTTGGTCAGGCGTAGCTCAAGCCCCCTACCGCCCTTACTCCGCGGTGCCAGCATACGAATGGCCATCGCCCGGGAACGGTCGTAGATATCAGCCATCAGCTCATCCTCGACACCCTGACGTTGAACATGCCGCCGCCGACTGTCAGCGCCTCCACAAGCCGATCCACTGCAACGTAGCGCGGCTGCCCCTGGTTCACCGGATCGGCGTAGACCGTGGTGAGGGGCCCCACCGTCTCGGATTTCACAGCGGAGGCCTGCTGTACCGTGTCCAGCGGCCCGTCGAGGGCCAGCAGGGCCAGTTCGCACGTTGCGGCCTGCAGTTTCCGGTTCGGCCAGGCCAGGCCGGTGCGTGGAAACTCCAACGGCTGGTCCGGGTCGACCTTCGAGCCTCGGAATTGATAGCTGCGGTCGATGTAGTCGGTCGCCCTGATCAGTGCCGAGGAGCGGCTGTCATTGGAGGCCGACGCCCAGGCAGCATTGCCGCGCTGAGCGTGATACTCGGTAGCCTGGTCGACGGAGACGTAGCTGTTGGCGCTGTCACCCTCAGTCATCACCGCCATTGGCTTTCTCCTCGGTCGCCTTCAGGAGCTCGCGCAGCGAATCGGGCGTGGCGCCTTCCGGCACCTCGACACCCAGTTCAACGAGACGCGCCAGCACCTGCTCGGCGTTCAACGGCGAGGGCTCCTGGGCCGCCTTCGCCTCGGCGAGCAGTTTCGCCAACGCAGCCTTGCCTGCACGCCCATCGAACGCGACGCCGAGGGCCTTCAGGTCAGCCTTGATTTCGTCGAGGGTGGGCTCGCCGTCATGGATACCCGGAGCCTTCGCAGCACCGTTGGTTTGCAGTTCGATCAGGTCGTAGGCCACCGAGTATGCCCGCGGCACCTCGCCGGCCACCGCATCGGCCTGTTCGAGGAAGTCACCCTGGCGATAGGCGAGCGGATCCCGAATCGTCAGCCCATTGCGCTGGGCGAACTCCATCTGGTCCGAGGTCGCCGGGCCAGCTACGAACCACAGAATCTTCTTGGTCATTGTCCACCTCATGAAAAGGGGGCCTGGCGGCCCCTCTGCGGCTACTTGCTCAGCACCAGAACGCCGGCGGTGTCTTTGACGCTGGTGGCGGTGCGCTCCCAGTTCGCCGCGGTGCCGATCGCGGTATCGTTCGGCGAAGCGCCGCCCGTACCGGTCTTCCAGGTGTAACCGAGCACGCCCAGGTTGTAGCTCCATTCGGCCTGGTAGACCGAACCCAGGTTCTCCTTGCCGGTAGTGCGGTTCAGAACAGCGTCGAAGTCGTTGTTGCCGGTCACCAGCACCGAGCTCTGCACCAGGCCCAGCGAACGGAACGAAGCTGGGTTGGCCTCGGGGTCGGCGCCAGCCGGCACGATCAGCGAGTCGGCGTCGGTCACCACGAACAGACGGCCGAACGGGTCGCGCATCACGTTCACGCCGTCGTAGGTGAACAGGTTCTCGGCGTTCGCAAGAGCGTTGTCGTAGAGATCGCTGACCACGCTGGAATGGAACACCCAGGCCGCGATGGCGTTGGCGCGGTCGCCGAACTTGAACGCCGCCTTGTTCAGGGTGCGGAAGGTTGCGGTCTCGGTGGCGCTGCCATGGGTCGCGTCGGAGTGACCGCTGATTGCAGCCACCGCGCCGCGGATGGCGGTGTTCAGCATGTCCGCGACCCGTGCTTTACCCAGTTGCTCACCGATGGTCAGGGCCGCCAACGCCGGGTTCTGCAACACCCAGTTGTATTGGGCCGCCTCATACTCGATCGGTGGCGTGCCGGCGGCGACCTTCACCGCGGCGTTGAGCAACTGCGTCAGACGAGTCGCAGCCACGTCGCCGTTGCCGTAGACGTTGCGGCGGCGCACCAGATTGGCGATCAGCTTGAAGCTGGCCTTGATGTCGAAGTCGCCCTGCGCCGGCGCGTTCTGCAGAACGATGGTGCCGGCGGATGCCTGGTTGAATTTGTCGATCGCCTGGGCGACGGTTTCGGTCAGAGCCGTGTATGTCTGCTTGTTGAATACAGCGAGATCGAAAGCCATGTGGCCTCCTTACTTGATCGTTTCGAGGTAGGCGACCTTCTCGGCCTCGGTCTTGCAGTCGGCGAGCGACTTGGCCGTGCTGCCGGAGGGCTTGCCGCCCGGGGGCGTTCCGCCGCCGGAGTGGCCAGAGCCCTTCAGGATCTGGTCGCGGTAGGGGTACTGGTCGACGAGAATCTCCAGCGCTTCATCGAAGTCGGCGGCCTCGCCGGGACGGGCCTTGCTGTACAGCTTGTTGCCGTGGGCGTCGTAGGCCACGACATTGCCGTCCTCGATCTTCAGGTGCTTGCCGAACACGGACTGCACCATGTCGGCCGGAACAGCCAGGCGGTCTGCCACGAACTTCGAGCGGGAGAAGCTGCCGCCGATCTTCTCGGCGTAGAGCTGCTGCTCCAACTGCTCTGCGCGCGTGGTGGCCTCGGTCAGCTTGGAGTCGTAAGCCTTGCCGATTTCAGCCTTCACCTTCTCGATCTCGCCGGCATCCACCAGCTTCTTCGCGTCGAGATTGGCGACGGTTTCCAGGGCTTTGCGCGCTGCGGCCGGGTCCTCGATGCCTTCGAAGTCTTTTGCGATCTTCTCGGCCTTCTCCGCCCGCTCGCGGTGCTGCTTGGCCTCTCCGTTCAAGCGGGTGATGGTGGCTCGGGTACCGACCGCATCGAAAGCGATCTCCTTACCGTCATCTTCCACGTAGACCGGCTTGCCATCCTGGACCTCGGCGTATTGCTTGCCTTCGACTTCGACAGTCTTCAGTTTCATCTCGTCTTTCTCCGGCCATCCGGCCATTGCGATGGGCCATCCGGCCCGGAAGGCGCCCCGCTCCATCCGAAACGCAGGCATAAAAAAACCCGCCAAGGCGGGTCGTAGGTTGTAATTTGATGCTTTCCTACCGATTGCAAATGGAACTCAAGATGAGCACCACCACGAACTCACTATGGAATGCACTGAGCCCCTTGATTGCAGCAGCCATAGGGGGATCTGCCGCGTTGGGTGGCCAGTTGATAGCGACGAAATCTAGCGATCGCTCTATCGAACAAATTGCAATCCAAAGTTGTATTCAGCGCATCGATACCCAGGAGGCGAAACTACGTGAGGTTGGCGAACGGCTCTTTGGAACATTGGGGGGCTTGATTGGAGCGTCGGTCGAAAACGATCAGCAATCCTTCAACAGTGCGGGCAAGGAGATCATCCGGGCCGCTTTCGAGGTGAATGCGTATGCCCCTCCCGAGCTCGCCCTTGCAGCCCTGACCATCGCGCAGCTGACACGACAGGGAATGACTGCAAGCACGCCAGAGCAGCAGGAAACAGCGATCCGAGCAGCATTGGCTGGCTACAGGCTCTGGCCCCAGCAGTACCGAGAGCAGATGGGCGAGTTCGATAAGCTACGACACTCCTGCGAGAGCAGCAGGTTAGCGAACTCCGACTGACTCCCTAAGTTGAGCCAGGCTCAGCGGGTTGCCCCGCTGGTCCAACAGGTCGCTCAAGGTGATGACGCCTCGGCGCCAGAGGTCGGCGCGGCCGGGCCCCAGCTTCTCGTCCTGGAAGGCCTTCGACTTACCCTTGAGCCATGTCTCGAAGTTCAAACTGGCCGGCACCTGGCCGTCCATCGACGCCCGGGTGCTCTTCACCTCGTCGACGTCGATACCCAGCTCACGCATCGTCTTGAGCCAAGGCAGAGTGGTACTGCGACACCCCCAGTGCCGCGGGCAACCTTGCTTGTACGGCAACGAGTGCCCCACAGGCCTGAACTGCAGATCCCATGTCTTCTGGTCGTAGACCATGCAGATTTCCGTGGTGTGCGAGTCCAAGGTGCTGAGCTGGCGATACCCTTTCACCGGTCCATTCTCGCCAGAATTGGCCTTGTAGACCTCCATCCTGGCGCCATTGGCCACCGCTTGGGCGCTGTTGTGGACCAAGGTCCGAGCCGCGCGCTTGCTGACATCCATGAAGCCCTTCACCGGCGGTTGGTCGCCCCGAGCCCGGCGGCCGACGATCTGGGTGACCATCTGTTCCGTGGTCTCGCCGTTCACGAAGCCATTGCACACCACACCGGCGAACCGGAACGACACATCCGCAGCCTGTTTGAGCCACCATTGCTTGGTCGGCGCGCCCTCGATGAGCGTATTCGCAACCACAGCGCTGAGTCGGTTCTCGCCGACGCCGAGCATGATTGGCCGGCTCACCAGACTGTTGACTGAGTTCGACGCGAAGCCTCCTTCGATGACCGCGAGTTGCCGCAGGTTGGCATCATGTGCCGCAGCGATCTCGGTGTACTGCGCCTTGATTGCCTTGGCCGCCTCGTCGAGGATCGCGTTGACCTCCTTGACGTTCTTCAGCGGCAACCGGCGGCCCTGCAGCAGCTTCACCAATTCCTCGGCGAGTTCGGTGATCTTCTCCTCGACTTCCTTCGACATACCCGCCGTGGTCCTGATCAGGTCGATACCATGGTCGGTATACAACTCCGCCAGCAGCACCTCCAAGCGAGTCATATCGCAGGCTCCTGGTTGCGGATCCGCTCCTGCTCCGACTCCCAGTCCAGGTCCTCGGCAAGCATGCCGCGGCGCTGGGCCTCGTTGAACAGGGTCTGGTCTGACAACGAGCCGCCGTCACGCATGCGCTGCAGCACACCCATGGTCTCGGCCGGAGCATAATCCGGGTCGAGATTCGGCTGGAGCTGCACGGTGCCGCCCTCGGCGCGGTTGTTCAGTGCGAGGGAGAAGTACGACAGGAACAGCACCAGGCTGTCCTGCAGGCCCTGGCACATCATCGCCAGTTTGCTGGTCTCCTTCGCCGATTCCTCGCCAGACTGCTTCGCCGTCATGACCTGGGTGGACCTTTCCACCAGCTTCGCACCGGCCTGCCGCATCTCCTCTTGCAGTGAGTCAAGTTGTTCCCGCGCGGTCTTGATGGCGGCGCCGGTGTGCTCGACGTACTTCATGTCGGCTTCCCGAGGCAACTTCACCGCGGAGCGCGCGCCGATGGCCAGCTCGTCGCCGGAGTCGACACCAGTCATCACCAGGATCGGCACGCAGGCGACATCAACCAGACTGTCCAGGGAGGACTGGAGCCACCAGTGCTTCGCCACCAGGTGGGCGAGTTCGAGCAGCGGTGGCTTCGCCGTGAGAAATCCGGTACGCGCGGTGTAATACGGCACCAAGGGAATGAAGCCGAGCGTGTTCGGCGTGTCCGACACCATCTCCCATCCATCCTTGCCCTCCTCGAACACGCGATGCCGGTGGGGCTCGATCACGCGGATCTGCTCAACGGATTCGTCGGTGAACTCGTCCACCTCCTCCACCCGGCACGTCCGGAAGCGGAACTGGGTCAGGCTGTCGATACCAGCAACCTTGCCGGTCTTCCATCCCAGCACCTGGCCAGGCTCGATCAGCACCCCGTAGGGCCTGAAGCCGGCCTGTTGCTCGGCCTGTCGTGTGTTCGGCAGATCCTCTGGCCGTTGCGGTATCTCGACCAGGGCGAACTTCAGGCCATACTCCAGCCCGCCGCGGAACCAGTCTTGGGCGAACACTTGCAGGTCACGTCCCTCCGTATCCACGTCGGTCAGCAGGTCGGCGATCTCCTGCTGCACGTCATCGCCGATCACGACCGGCTTCGCAAACACTCGCCCCACCATGGCGCCGACCGTTTCCTCGAGCGCGGGGTGCAGCGTCGCCAGCCTCAGCCGCGCTTCATAGTCCTCTCTCGTCTCGAGCTGCCGCTTGGGCAGATACGCCTCCCCCGCCTCGCGCATGGCCGAGGTGCCGCCCTTGATGCAATCGATCAGCTTCCAGTGCTCGCGCATCTCCTCGACAGCGGCGCAGCACTGGCAAACGGATTCGCTCATTGTCAGAACCTCAGGGTGGTAACAACGGCCGCAGGTCGCTCGACCGGGAATTCCTTGTGAATGAAGTAGCCCGCAGCATCGTTGGGGTGATCGATGTCGGCGGACTTGTCCGGCTCACCGTTGGTGCCCCACACCTGCTGCTCGAGGGCATCGGCGTAGGTCGGGCAGCGGTCGGGATTGACCCGATACCGCCGCTCGCCCTTGGCGTTGCAGAACATGGCGTTCATGGAGTTGATCCGGTCCTTGACCGGCGGGTTGGCGGCCGGAGCCGATATGACGAAACCGGCCTGCTTGAGCAGCGCGATATCGGTCTCGCTGGCCCGGACGGACTTGCGCGAGTCGCCGGAGGCGTCGGGGTAGATCCTGATCTGGCGGGTCGGTCGGTAGTCACCGTCGGCGTACAGCCAGAACCGCTCCTTGATCTGGCGGATCATGTCCGGGGTGTCGTACCCGTTGACGATCTCGTCGACCGCATGCGGCAGGCCCAGGCGCTTCACATGCACCACGGCGGCCATCTTGCCGACGTTGAAGTCCATGCCCACGAACAGCGTTTCGCCGGGCTGTACGGTCTCCTGCGAGGCGTTGAGGGTGCGGTCGTAGGCGGTGTAGATCGTGCCCGACGTCAGGTTGACGAACTGGCCGCGCAGGTACACCGCGATCAGTTGCGGCGGGTACGACTCCATCAGCGAATCGATGTAGTCGTCCGGCAGGTTCGCCTCGTTGTCGTAGGTGCTGGCCTGGACCAGTCCATACAGGTCCTGCAGGTGCGGCTTCTCGCGCAACTGCTTCACGAACTGCTGGAAGACGAACTTGAAGCCTTCCGGGGTGGTGGTGACGTCGACACGGTTGCGCAGGCCGTCCACCTTGTAGCGCATCCGCGCGATGATCTTGCGCCAGGCCTGCTGGGCCTTGACCAGCGACAGGACGTCGAGCTCGTCCACCAGGGACCGACCGACCTTGAAACCGACGATGGTCTGGGGCTTCTCCATGGAGCGGCAGATGATCGTCGTGCGGTAGGCGCTGCCGCTGTAGAGGTGAACCTCGTGGTTCGCCTGGTTGATCTTGGTCCGCAGCCCCCAGTCGAAAGCCACTTCCTCCATCGTTGGGTAGAAGATGTCGCGGATCTGGGCGTAGGTCGGCGCGAAGTAGCCGGCGTTGATGCGCGGCCATTCCCAGGCGTGCTGGGCGAGCCCTGAGCAGCCCACCCAGGTCTTGCCGGAGCCGAACCCAGCCACGAAGCCGCAGAACTTGTTCGGCAAGGCCAGGAACTTCGCCTGAGGCACGTTAAGCGTCGGCATCGCGCACCCTCGCGTCGATGATGGTCACCGCGACGCTGGTTGGCGGCGCTTCGTCCTCAGGGTTCTCCAGCAGCTTCAGTTCGGCGCGCTTCTTCGCGACATCCAGGCGCTTGAGCTCCAAGTCGAGCGCGGCAGACTCGGTGCCGACGTGCCGGCTCAGCAGTTCCAGGTTGCGTAGCTTGTCCGGCCACTTGACCTTGCGGAGCACGCCGGCGATGCGGCGGTCGTCTCCGCGGCCCTCGAACAACTCGGCGATCTCGATGCCGGACAGGAACTGGCGCCACGCCCTGGGCCAGTCGCGGATAGACCGGAACGATCCGTCGTCCTCGAGGATGTCGAGCACGTCCATCTCGTCGATCTCGCGCAGGCGACGGATCACATAGTCGGCCTCGACCTCGGTGCGCTTCGAGCGCTCGGCCATTGCCTGGGCGATCGCTTCGGCCACCTCGGGCACGCGGAGCAGTTCGTAGCCCATTTCGGCCGCGCGCTTCGGGGCGTACCCAGCGCGGATGGCTGCCTGCGTCGCGTTGAGGTCGACCAGGTACTCCTCGACGAACAGGCGCCGCTTCTTGTTCAGCGCCATGTTGGACCTCAAATGAAAAGCCCCGCTATAGGCGGGGCTCTGACGCGCTGCGGGTTACTCGGTACACCTTCCGATAGCAATGATAATGTCGGCTGCTGCCCTCATCACTTCGCCAGGGTGAAAGTTCGGATCAAATTCCACATCGGTATTATCGCCGCCAACGCGTGAATATCCGCGTGAGGTTCCCTCAAGGGACCAAACAGGTTTCCAGTAGGCATTCCCATGCTTGTCCTCGAGCTTCTTCTCGATCACTGCCTTCGCGAATGTTCCTTCTTCGCTGAGATAGTTTCGCCGGACGACACGGGCTTCTCCGAATGGCGTTTCGATGGCAACGACTTTTCCTTCAGAATCGCGCAGGAGCTTAGTCTCCCAGTGTTCTTTCGCATTGTCGCTTTCAAGAACGCCGAAAATGGTGTTCTCGGTCCTATCCAGAGTGTTGGATGCGTTTTCTCGCCCCTGTGGGCCACGATTCAGCGCACTACGAAGTGCGTCGGTCGTTTTCTCAAAAGACATCACCAGCTCCTTTCCGTGGTTGGAGAAAGCAGTGTGCCACCAACGTACGGAAGGGCACTAGCGTCCACGCCGTTCCGCCCCATTCCACTGCAAGTCCTGCTGGAAAATCTGCTTGCGGCGCGACCAGGCGTAGCCAACCACGCCAAGGTGCATCACCACAGCCCATGGGTTGACCCAGTAGCCTTTTGCCAGCTCATTCAGCAAGCCGAAGGCTCCGACTGCGACCAGGTAGAACGACAGGCTCAGGATTGGATGCTCGAACAGGTGAACGGCGCGCAGGAACTCCAGCGCGGCCAGTACCACCAGAATGCACAGCACGGCGTCCAAGCCCATGAGGATCGAGTTCATCATGGTCAGGCACCTCGGGGCGTCAGGAAGCGCTCCGCAAAGGCTTTCAGGCCGGGTATCACGTTCATGGCCAGCAGGCCGATGGTGAACGCGACGCCAGCGAGGAAGGCATCATCCAACGGGATGAGGTAGGTTCGGGAGAGCCAGCCAGCAACAGGCTGGGTCCAGTAGGTGGAGCAGCCGAAGCCGGTGGCGACCGCCAAGGCTGCTTGGAAGCGAGTTAGGTCCTTTAAGAAGCCGAGCGAGAGGATGGAGCCCCAGAACCCGGCGATGGTCACGCTGTACTTGGCAAACAGCGCGCCAATACCGATGGAGGTCGTGGGTTCCATCTGGTCCTCCGGCTGGAAACAAAAAACCCGGCGCGATGGCCGGGTTTCGGTGTGTTTATTCGTGCGGGTGCAACTGTGCACATTGGTGGAACAGTACCCAAATGCTCTTCAAAGCGCAATAGGGCCTTGACATAGGTACAGATTTAGGTACAATGATCGCCGTCAGTTTGTAACTGACAGCTTCGCTGCCGGCTGTGCCGGCAAATTACCAGGGCCTAAGGAAGCCCCCCTAACTTGGCGGTGCCAAGAAGGAAAAAAGCTATGCAAATACTCAACTTTAGCCAGGCTCGCGCCGGTCTAAAGCAGACGATGGACGATGTCTGTCGGGACCATGAGCCCGCAGTCATCACACGGCAACGCGGCGAGCCAGTCGTTATGATCTCTCTCGAGGACTATAACGGCATGAAGGAAACACTCTACTTGTTGGAGTCTCCGGTTAACGCTCAGCGCCTACGCGAGTCCATTGATCAGCTTCGGTCCGGCCAAGTCGTCGAACGGGAGATACCGATCAATGTCCAGCAAGAAGAAAGAAAGTAACAAAGAGCAAGCCCGCACCACCGCAAAGGTCACCTTCACAACCAACGGTTGGGAAGACTACCAGCACTGGAAGTCCACCGATGCCAAGATCTCCCAGGCTATCGACGACTTCGTCGAAGAGTGCACCCGCACTCCCTTCACTGGCACCGGAAAGCCCGAAGCCCTCAAGGGCAGCCTCTCTGGCTTCTGGTCGCGTCGCATCACCCGCGAGCATCGTTTCGTCTACCTGTACGAAAACAACCAGCTGTTCGTGATCTCCTGCCGCTACCACTATGAGAAGTAAACCCTTCGCATGAAGCTCGCGCCGAAGACGCCGCCTCGCCCACCTGCGAGGCGGCGTCTTCATGCGACGTCCCGAAGGCGCTCCCGCTGGGCCCAGTACGCCGCCACGCGGTCGTGGTATCGCTGGTGCACGTCCGGCTGCTCGTAGACGTCGTCCTTCCACTCAGCGCGATAGGCGTCACTGTAGCGCCTCATCCGGCCCGCCCAGGCTGCCAATTGCTGGTTGGACATGCTACGCAGGCGTTCGGCAAGGCGCTCCTGCATCTGCTCGCGGTGGCGGGAGTAAAGCTCGGCGCGCTGCTCGGCGACAATGTCGCGATCTTCCTGCAACCAGCGCCAGCCTGGCCCTTTCCGCAGCCCACTCTGCTTCGCCACAACCTCGGCAACCGGCCTGAGCGCCTGCGCGTCCAGCTTGTCGACGTGGCGCGCCAGGCGCTCCCAGGTGGCGGCGTAGTCCCGCGCCCAGTTGCAGGGGTCGACGCGACAGCCCAGGCGCTCCTCGACGAACAGGCAGACCTCGCCGGGTCCCAGCGTATCCCGGCCATTCACCGCCCGCTTGTGAGAGTTGATCGCCGCCAGCGCCATCCAATACGCCCGCTCGCCCTGGCGCTGTGTGAGTTGGCCAAGGCCGGCGCCGATCCAGACCAGGCCGTGGGCGATCGCCACATCGTCACCAGTGGCCAGCGGCGAGTACAGCGTATGGCCAAAGTGCTGCAGCGGTTTCGGTAGCGTGCCGATAGCAGCCATCACCAGGCCGGCGGCCAGCATGTGGGCGGAGCGCCCGTTGGTGTCCTTGCGGTCCGGGTGCGTCTCGTTGGCCACACGCCCCCGCTTGCCGAGTTTCGCCTTCTCCGCGGCCACGGCGAGGACCGAATCGCGGTTCTCGTAAAGTGCGTCGTGCCATGCCTGGCGGGCGCTGGTCAGTTTCATTTCGGCTCTCCCCTGTGGTTTTCTGTGGTCACTGCTCGCCCTCGAGGAGAGGGACGATCTTCACTCGCACGCCTGGCGTTTCGCCGTAGCGCTTCCCCACCACCGCCTTCACGACCTGGACGTCGTCCTTCCAGACCACGCCGTTCAGGCCGTCGTAGATCGCTTTGATCACGTTGTCCATGTCGGGCTTCTTGGTGGGGTACAGGCCGCCGGCCAGGGCCAGCGACTTCCGCTTTTTCGACATCGATTGAGGGATGCTCAGCGCGATGTCGAGTTCGACCAGCACCGGGCCCTCGAACAGCGCGCGACCTGCCATCGCCTGCTGTCCGCTGTGCGCGATCAACCCCTCGTAGTTCGCCGTCTTCGCCGGAGTGAACATCCTGGCGTGGGCGCCGACGCGACCGATGCGCGGCCTCCCCTTCCCCACGGGCTCGCCGGGCACGGTGAACATCACTGGACGGAGGTCAGCCATTGGCGCGCCCTCCCTTCATCCCGCGGTAGCGCTCCGCCATGCTGGTGACCTTCGGCGCCTGCTGAGGCTCGTCGAAATCGAACTCGTCCAGCGCGCCCGGAGCGAGCTGCTCGAATCGCGAGTACTTACCCAGGAACGCGCACCGGACAGTGCTTGGCTCGCCGTTGCGGTGCTTCGCGATGATCAACTCAGCCACGTCGCGGTACTGGGTGTCCGGGTGATAGACCTCGTCTCGGTACACGAACATGATCACGTCGGCGTCCTGCTCGATCGCGCCGGACTCCCGGAGGTCGGACATCATCGGACGCTTGTTCGGCCGCTGCTCCAGCGATCGGTTGAGCTGCGACAGGACGATCACAGGGATACCAAGCTCCATAGCCAGCAGCTTGCACTGGCGGGACATGTCGCTGACGTCCTCGGTGCGAGTCGACTTGCCGGAGCTCTCCAGGAGCTGCAGGTAGTCCACCACCAGCAGGCTCAACCCGTGGCGCTGCTTGTGACGCCGGGCCAGGGCCCGCAGTCGAGCGGCGTTCAGTCCGGGGCGATCGGCCATGTACAACTTCGAGCGCTTGACCTTCAGCGAGGCAGATCCCAGCTCGGCACCATGGCTGGACGGTGCGGAGCCGTCCTTGATCGCGGTGAGCGGGATCCGACCAAGCGATGCCAGGATGCGATCCATCAGCCCGCCGTTGGTCATCTCCAGCGAGACCACCAGGGCCGGGTCACCCAGGTCGCAGGCGACGTGCTCGGCGATGTTGATCGCCAGCGCGGTCTTGCCCATTGCAGGACGACCAGCAATCACGACCATGTCGCCAGGCTTCAGGCCCATGAGCTTCTGGTCCAGGTCGCCGATGCCGGTTGCCAGACCATCCAGCTTCCCGCCGAGGTCGGAGCGGCGCTGCAACTCCTCGATGTGGTCGGTCAGCACGTCAGCGGCATGGCGCACCTCGTGCGTCGAAGTCTTAGAGTCCAGCGCCATGACCATGGCCTGGGCGGCGCCGACCTTGTCGGCCTGGGCGGCCTCGCTGAGCGCCAACTCGTGAAGTCTGTCCCCCGCAGCCGCCAGAGCTCGGTCAACCGCTCGCTCCCGAACGATCCGCGAGTAGGTTCCGGCGTTCGCCACGCTGGGAGTGTTCTGGATGATCTGGCCGATGTAGGCCAGCCCGGTGATCATCCCGTCAGTGGTTTGGACCTGGTACCGGTCGCCCAGGAATTCACCGACGGTCACGATGTCTGCGGGCTGGCTGTCGCTGTGCAGAGCCAGGATGGCGCGGTACAGGTCGCCGTTCTCTGGCCAGTAGAAATCCTCCGGGGTCAGCTCTGCCGACAGCACGTCGATCAACTCGTTGCGCAGGAGCATGGCACCCAGAACGCCATGCTCGGCTTCCAGGCTGAACGGGTCACGCATGGTAATTTCCCTCGACGATCTTCACGAAGTTCGACGGCGCGATGATCCAGTCGAACGTGGCGCGGAATGGCTTCGCACCGTTGCGACCGGGGACATTGCCCATCAGGAACGGGGAGGCCTTGACGGTTTCGAAGAGCTCTCGCCAGAAGTCCAGCGAGCGGTGGGCTTCGTGCTCCCTCCATCGGGCTTGCAGGTGGCGCCGTCGGGTGTCGTTCAGCAGGGCGACTGCTGGGAGCTCTGGCAGCACCTGGTGGTACAGGTCTGCAATGGCCTGTGCCGGGCACGGTTTGATTCCGTGCTGGTGTCCGTTGAGGTGTTCGGGTTGATCAGGTTCGAACAGGTCTTGGTCGTTCGACTGACCCGGTTGAGGCGAAGCGTCAACGAGTCCTACGTCAGTAGGACTATCTCTTTCTGTATCTGTATCTAGGGCGTTAGCTTTTGTTCCATTGCTGTTGCGTGAAACGTTACATGCTTGTTTCTTTCGCGCACGATGGGCTGCAACCCGCGCCGTGCTTGAGTCTGAGGAAAACTGGCGCTTGTCCCAGTTGGCGGGAATGTTGTCTTCGGTGATCAGCCCCTTCCCCAGTAGGCGCCCTTTCGACGCGGCCCACTCCTCGGAATTGATGCGCAGTTGGAACGCGACCTCATCATCATGAAACGTTACATCGCCGTTTCCGCAACGCAGGCACAACAGCATGATGTAACGGCGCTGGTCGACCTCGCTCAGCATCTGGACCTTCGGGTCGGTGGCGAACTCCGCGTACATGCGGAACCATTGGTTAGCCATGGCCAATCTCCGAAAGATTTACAAGGTTGTCGGAGATCGCAGCGCGGACCTTGCTCTCGGCCTCTTCCATGCTGAGGCCAAAGATGGTCATGGCCAGTTCTATGAGCATGTCGGTCGGAATGGGGGAGTCCCGCACGTCACACTCGAGCGGAACAAGTGGCTCAGGGATTTGCATGGAAGGCCTCCTTCGGCCTGCGTAACGATGCCCGGAGATGCGCAAGGCACTCCCGGCGAGCTTTCTCTTTCGCGATATGGCTGTAGCTCTGCTTGATCTGCTGGGCGGCCTGCAGAGCCATCTGCTGGTGAAACTCGACGCTTCCCGCCGGAACTGGTACAGCTCTACCGAGCCCGATCAGCACGCAATCGAGTACCTCGGTGACCGGGCGAGCGTCCGGGCCACGGAACTCTTCGCCGTCCGGCTGGCCAATCTGGAAGGACGGCACGGCTACCCCTGAACAAGGCGCGGCCGGCGCATCTGGTCGATCATTCGCAGCGCCTCATCTGTCGCCGCCCTGGATTCGGAGAGCTCCCGGTGGGCCTCCTGCAGTTCCTGGTCATCAGCGCCATCGACAAGGTTGGCCACGGCCTGCTGCGCCTCACCGTTCTCCTTGATGAGTGTCCGGAGCATGCAGAGCACCTCCGGCCGCTGGCCGGCATCGCCGCCGATCAAGCGCACCGACACGCCCAGCGGCGTCAGGATGTCGCCCAGGGCCTGGACCTTCAGGTCAGTCGGCAGCGCGGCGAGGATGCTGGGTACGAAGTTCGCCGGCACCAGGTTGGTGTCCTTGGTTCCGTCGTCGAGCCAGCGGAACACGCGGTCGGCGTTGACCTTCATCCGCTCGGTTGCATCGCGCGTTGGCGGATCGAAGACGATGCCGGTGACCAGCGCTCCCTGGATGCGCTCGTGCGCCTCCACGATGTGCTGGACGACGGTCTCGCGGCTCCACCCCTCTCGGCGGCGCCATTGGTTCACCACGCCGAGCAGCGTGGAAATCAGGGTGTGCGATTCGCTTCGCATGACGTGGCGGCTCCTGGCCAGTAAGGTGCGTTCAGGCAGCCGCACCCCATGGGAACGACGGGCACAGTTCGCTTCGGAGGACCCGACCAGCGGTGAGCGCCTCGATCTCAACTGCACGTTTCGCGGGGATTGGTCGAACGCCTGAACACCACTGACTTACGGTGGGCGCCCTCACGTTGAGCTTTCGCGCCAACTCGGCCCGACTGCCCAACAGCTCGGCGGCCTGGCGCACTGCTTCTGCTGGAGTCATGTCTCTTCTCCGGGGAATGTTGGAGAAAAGAGTAAGGCATTAGCTAATTTCAGGCAAGCCATTGCCTAACCACACCACAACTGACGTTAAATTAGGCAATGCTTACCGGACCCCAACTAGGCGCCGCTATCGAGGCCGCCAGACTCGCCAAAAAAATGTCGAAAAAGGCTCTCGCAGAGCAGTTCGGCGTGAAGCCCCCTTCTGTCCAAGGATGGATCAACACCGGCAGGATCGATAAAGCGAAGCTGATCGAGTTGATATCGTTCTTCTCAGGCGTCGTTGGCGCAGAACACTGGGGGTTGAGCGAAAAGGAGGCGGAGCTTATTGCGCCAGGTAGTTCGCCTCAGCGCCTTGGCTCATCGGCCGCGGAAAAGGTGATGGAGATGCTCCAGCGCCACGGTAAAGGGTTGAGCGGCGAAGCTAAGGAGAAAATCGCGCAGGCAGTAGCCGAGTCTCTCGATGGCGATCAATCGACGACATCGAACGTGATTCACGCCGACTTCAGCCGCACCACCCTGGTGAAAGGAAATACGATTTCGATCGCCCAGTACGACGTGCGCGCTGCCATGGGTGGCGGCCAAGTGCCGGCCGAGTACCGTGAGTTCGTCAGGAATCTGGTGGTCGACAAGGTCCAGCTGGATGACCTCGGCCTGAAGTACACCGAGGCGACCAACCTCAAGATCATCACCGGGTGGGGCCAGAGCATGCTGGGCACCATCGAGGACAAGTCCCCGATCCTCGTCGACGTGGGCATCACCGACTTCGTCGAGGAAGGCGTCTACGTCTTCACCTGGCTGCAGCACCTGTTCGTGAAGCGGGTGCAGATCCACGATGCCGAGCACTACCTGCTGGTGTCGGACAACAAGTCCTTCGAGCCGCAGAAGGCCCGCATGGAGGACGTCCACTTCCAGGCCAAGGTTCTGGGAGCCTGGAATTTCAGAAAGCTTTGACAGGCAAGGTCATCTGGAGGGGTGGAGATCTGTAGCTGAGGAGGAAGTATGGAAGAAACCAGATCTGACCCGAAAAAGAAAATCGAGGACGCCCATGAAAAACATGCATGGACGCTAGCCTTTCTGGTATTCGCCATAGCTGGAGCTATTGCCTATGGGCTGGACCATTGGCTTGCTCGATACGCAGGACATCTCTGGGCTGAATTGGCGCACTTCGCACTGTACGTGGCGTGTTTCTTCGCGGTCTTTGGGCTCGGATGGTTAAAGGACGCCTTCCTTGGGCGACTGATGCGCGAGCGGTAGATATAGGCAGATCATGGGGGAGTGATGTCGAAGCAGGATTACCGGAGAACCATGCGGCAGTGATGGAGCAAGACCGCCAGGTTAACTATATGTAAAACAAGGACTTAATCATGAAAGGTGTGCCAATGCCCGCCAGCCAAATGCCGCTGGCCATAGATAAACAGGCCGAAGTTAACGGGATCGGAATGGGCGTCCTTTCGGATGGCACACCATTCCTCAATGGGAGGGGCTTAGCTCGTCTTTGCGGTGTTCACCACAAGGTAATTCAGGACATCGCAGCGAACTGGGATACCAATAAGCCTGCCATCGCTCGGATTCAGGAGATCCTTGGCACGCACGGTCTCTATTATGAGCATCCCTATACCGCTGTGACAGATAGCTCTGGCGCCTTCAATGCCTACCCTGACGGCGTTTGCTTGGCGATTCTGGAGTACTACGCATTCGATGCGGGGCAGAATCGGAAAGAAGAAGCGCTGATGAATTTCCGCCTTCTGGCCGGAAAGGCGCTCCGGGACTTTATTTACGCTCAGGTCGGGTATGACCCTGATAACCACGTACCATCCCAGTGGAAGCAATTCCACGACAGAATGTCTCTTGTTTACAACGCAGCACCAGCCGGATATTTCGGAATATTCAAAGAGATTGCCGACATGATCGTTCATCTCGGTCAGAACGGCATCCATATCGACAGTACTTTTGTGCCAGATGGCAGTGTTGGGATTCACTGGGCGAAGCACTGGAAGGACAACAATCTAGAAGCGACCTTTGGCCCTCGCCAGAAGTACGATCACAACTATCCCGACTACTTCCCCCAAGCCCTATCCAATCCTCAGGAGTCGAACTGCTACCCGGAGTCCGCCCTTGGTGAGTTCCGCAGGTGGTTCAGGGAGGTCTACATCGGCGCCGGCAAGTTCGAGACTTATCTAACCGGTAAGGTAAAAGACAAATCGCTACCTGTCTCCTTTGCCCAGCTTGCTGTGGCTTCCTACAAGGACCCGCAAAAGCTTCAGTAAAACGAAGGCCCCGCACCGCGGGGCTTTTCGTCCCCGCCCGCCTTTGACAGATTCCCTCCGCCGCCCTGGGAAGGCAGCAGTCCAGCACAGGCCGCGCCTCGACTCCAGCGCGGCCTTTCCCTTCACTCCCCCTACAGTCGTGACAGCATGATCTAGGCCTCAACCAGCAGGCCGAGGAGGCCATCATGACTCGCAATCACATTCGCACCACCGTCGCCCGAGCAAATCTCCTGCTTGATGCGATGCCGCGTACTCATCCTCTCCATTCATGCGACGACATTGCCAAGACGCGCAGATTGATGACTATCAAGAAACGACTTGGCCGCATCGTTGTAGCCGGGCTCTATGTAGATGATTTGGTCTCGTCAGCGCACAGCGCCCTCAGTCGTACCCACGACCGATAGCGATTCGGAGCCCGCTACGCGCGGGCTCTCCTTCCGCTAGATCCTCTCCTCATGTAGACGCTGAACCACCATGTCCGGCTCCTGCACCAACTCGATCCCATCGACCACTTCAACGCCCTCCTCGTCTCCCGCCTCCCCAGGTGAGCGCAACCACTCCATCCTCCCCCAGCGACATCTCGAGTCCATCGGTTTCGGCCAACTCCTCCAGCACCTGCTGCCAGGCCTCTTCCGAATCCCCCTGCGCCTTCCAGATTGACGCCCTGCGCTCCGCCTGAGCCTGCGGGCTACTGATCATCGCTGATACCCGTAGACGCACCTTCTCTGCCGGAGAGACCTGTCCTTTCGCCTGGGTGTTCTCCTTCTGTGCAGCCATGCCAACCTCCAAATACTGTTTATTTAAACAGTATTTTCTTCTGTAAAAACCTGCAAGCCCCTCCTCGCTTCCCCGCAAATCGTTAGTGCGCAAACTTAAAAATTAGGCATTAGCTATTTACAAAAATTAGGCATTGACTTACTTTTCTCTCAACGCCAGCAACACACCGCCGGCCAGGCCACCGAGCCGACCGCTCTTTAACAACCAGATGGACGCCGAGCTGGCCGATGCATAGCCAGCGGACCTACCGCGCAACGGTAGGCGGCAGCGGACAACATTCCGTGCCGGGCACAGGCCACTCAAGCGAGATTGAGGGCAGTAACGATGAATAGCCGACCGAGGCACGCTCCCGGGCAATCGTGAAAACCTCGCGGGTAAGCGACCGCAGCCTGTGCAAGAAGAAACACCCCGATTTCTCAGATGCCCTTCGCAAGAGGGGCATCGAGGAAGTCAACACGCCCTGGAGGGCAAGACGATGAACACTCAAGCTCAAGCATTCCACCTCATGATCGAAGTCAAATATGGCGATAGCCCGTCCTATTGGCATCCGGCTTTCGAAGCTGAGACCCAAGAGGAAGCAAACGAGCTGATCCAGCACTTCCCGCAGGCCTACGGTGAAATTTCCCGTCGCATCGTGGTAGGCGCCCCTTCCATGGACTGCACAGAATTGCGGCCCTGCTGACCAACACCGCCCGGTCCCCCCGGGGCTGCCGCCAGCCCTACCGCAATCTATCCGGAGACACACGATGAAGCGAAACGCCAACCCGGCGGCGACCGTTGCTGCCTGGAATTCCGCATACCCCTTCGGCACCGAGGTCGACTACCGATTCCATCGCGCCGCGGCACCGAAGCGCACCCGGACGACAACCGAAGCCCAGGTGCTCGGCGGACACACCGCTGTCGTCTGGCTCGCCGGCGTGTCCGGTTGCGTTGCCCTATCCCACTGCGAGCCGGCCTGAGCCCGCACGTCCAGCATCCTGAACGGAGGCACACCATGCTGATCTTGACCAGAAGACCCGGCGAAACCCTGCATATCGGCGACAACATCACCGTCACGGTCCTCGGCAGCCAAGGCGACCAGGTGCGCCTCGGCATCACCGCCCCGGACGACGTCACCATTCACCGCTCCGAGATCTACCAGCAGATCGGCAACGTCCGTCCTGTGCCGCCGGCGGAACTGGTCGAAGCCTGGAACCGAGAGCACCCGGCGCCAGCGCTGATCGAGTACCGCCCGTACCGAGGGGCCGAACCACAGCGCACCCGCACCGTCGGCCGGGCCAGCGTGTCGCTTGGCGGGGCGGCGGTTATCTGGATCGAAGGACAGTCGGCGCCGGTGGCGTTGCGGGCCTGCACCGCGATCTCCTGACTTCGGCGCCTGGCCCATTGCCGGGCGTTTAACCCACGGCGAGCGCCCGCCGGTACAACGGCGCGTACAACGGAGGATCTCGACATGTAGGCCAGCCCCAACGGCAGATCGCCAACATGCGGTCGAGCCTGTACCCAACCGCTTTCACATAAGGCGGTGCATGTAAGTGGAGACAGGGCGCTTGGCGGCGCCCTTCTCTTTCCTGCTCCTGGCACGGCCAGGGCGCAGCGGGGAGTGATCTGCGGCGTGGAAAGCGCACACGCAGAGGTGGATGAACGAAAGCGGCTATCCGGTCGGGAACCCGTAACGCCAGCAATCACATCCCACGTTCCCACCGTGCAGGCAAAGGAGTCATGACCGGAGCCTGTTCGGCAAGCCGGAGTAGCGACCGGTCAGATCACTCCCCGCTGCGCATGCAGCGTTCCCCCTCTTTGCCCGGCTCCGGCCGGGCTTTTTTCAACCTCCATTCGAGAGCACCCGCCACGGCGCCCCACCGGGCACGACTGCCGTGTGCCTGGGTGCTGCCGAATGCAGGTGAACCACGGAGAGCATCCCGATGTGGACATACCGCGAGCGCCGCAACCGCGCGGCTATCAGCAACGCGCAACTCGCTTACGACCGTGCCGTCGACCCGCTCTGGGACCAGCCGGACCCGGAACCAGAGCACGAGGACGAAGAGCAGGAGGACGACGATGGCCTTCAGCAATGAACGCGCGGTTCGGATGATTGAGGAAGGCATCACGGCCATGCGCCGGTCCCACTTCCCGCGCCCCGAACAGAGCTTCCTCCACGGCCAGATCGAACTGGCCTACGCAGTGGACTTCATCGACACCCGCCTCTACGACGACATGCGCCGCCGGCTCGACGCCGCAGCGGATTCGCGCTGGGCAGAACTCAGGAGCACGAACACATGACCACCCGCCCCGTTCGCTCGATCATCGACGACCAACTCGACGATATCGAAGAGTTTGCCGGAAAGAGCATCCGCCAGGCCGTCGAGTTGGCCAACCGCCACGGCTACCACAACCCGCTCTTCGCCAACATCTGCGGCGACCTCTGCGTTCTGCGCTTCCGGCGCAACCCCCGCCTTCACGCAACAACCACCCTCACCCTGAAATGAGACCAGCCACATGACTGCAGCTCTCGCATCGGTCGGCGCGCTCGACCGCACCAAGTACCTCGGCGGCAGCGATGTCGCCGGCATCCTCGGCATCAGCCCCTGGCGCACTCCGTTGGACGTGTACCTGGATAAGGTCCAGCCGCGCACCGGTCCCGTCGACCCGGCGAAGCAGAAGATTTTCACCCGTGGCCAGCGGATGGAGCCCTACGTCATCGACCTGCTGGCCGAAGAGACCGGCCTGAAGATCGTCGGCCGCGGTAACCGCTACCGCGACCAGCAGCACGACTTCATGGCCGCCGAGATCGACGCCGAGGCCGCCAGCGGCGAAAACATCGAGATCAAGACGGTCAGCCCGTTCAAGGCAAAGGACTGGGGTGAGGTTCAGACCGATGCCATCCCAGTCCACTACACCGCCCAGGCCATGCACGGCCTGATGGTCACCGGCCGCCAGGTCTGCATCTTCGGCGTGCTGATCGGCGGCGACGACTTCCGCGTGTACCGCGTCGAGCGGGACGACGAAACCATCGCGGCGATTCGCGAGAAGGAGGTCGAGTTCTGGGGACGCATCCAGCGCCTGGATCCGCCTGAAGCAACCGCTGTCAGCGACATCCTCCGGCTGTTCGAGCGTGACGCCGGAACCAGCATCGAGGCCGATGGCAAGGTCGTGGAGGTGTTCAACCGCCTGCGCGAACTGAAAGCCAAGGCCAAGGGCCTGGAGTACGAGATCGAGTCCGCAGAGGAGCGCATCAAGCTCTTCATGCAGGACCACGCCCAACTCACGGTCAACGGCAAGTCGGTACTGACGTGGAAGTCCCAGACCACCGACCGCTTCGACCAATCCGCCTTCAAGGAAGCCCACCCCGCGCTGTTCGAGCAGTTCAAGAAGACCAGCGAATCCCGCGTTTTCCGCCTCAAGTAACCGGAGCCCAGCATGTCCGCAACCGCCCTGAAAGCCGCCGCGACCGGCAATGTCGCCAACAACGGTCAGCCGAAAACGCTGGCCCACCTGATGACTGACCCGAAGATCAAAGCCCAGATGGCCCTGGCGCTTCCGAAGCACATGACCGCCGACCGACTCGCGCGCATCGCGCTGACCGAGATCCGCAAAGTACCGGCCCTGGCGAAGTGCAATCAGGAGAGTTTCCTCGGCGCCGTGATGCAATGCGCGCAGCTCGGCCTGGAACCGGGTAACGCTCTCGGCCATGCCTACCTGCTGCCGTTCGGCAACGGCAAGGCGAAAGATGGCCTGTCGAACGTCCAGTTGATCATCGGCTACCGCGGGATGATTGACCTTGCCCGGCGCTCCGGCCAGATCGTTTCGCTCACCGCGCGCACCGTGCACCAGAACGACCAGTTCAGCTATCGCTACGGCCTCGACGAGGACGTCCAGCACGTTCCGGGAGAAGGTGAACGCGGCGTCATGACCCACGTCTACGCGGTCGCCAAGCTGAAGGACGGCGGCGTGCAATTCGAGGTCATGAGCAAGGCCGACGTCGACAAAGTACGCGCCACCAGCAAGGCATCCGGAAACGGGCCTTGGGTCACCCACTACGAAGAGATGGCCAAGAAGACCGTCATCCGCCGGCTTTTCAAGTACCTGCCGGTCAGCATCGAGTTGCAGACCGCAGTCACCCTGGACGAACGCGCCGACGCCGGATTGGACCAGGACAACGCGTCCATCCTCACCGGCGAATACAGCGTTGTTGACGACCAGGTCCCGGACGGCGTGAACACCGAGACGGGCGAAATCACCGAACCCGCCCCGGGCCAGCAGTCGGACACCGGCGAGCTCAATCTGGAGTAACCGGCCATGCGCATCACGAAACTCGAAATCACCAACTTCCAAGGGCTGCGTCATGCGGCCCTTGATGTTTCTGCGCCGGTGCTCCTGGTGGCCGGCCACAACGGCGCCGGCAAGAGTTCGCTGCTCGACGCCATCAGCCACGCCTTCACCGGTAAGCCCGGCCGCGTTGCGCAGAAGCAGCATATCGGCCAACTGATCACCGAGGGCGCCAAGAAAGGGGAGGCCCGCGTCGAGTGGCTGGACGATGCCGGCGAGGTGCAGGCCTGCGGGGTCGCGCTGCCCAGCGGCAAAGGCTCCCCGCTCGCCGACTCGCCGTTCCTGCCATACGTGCTCGACGCCAGCCTGTTTGCCGGCCTGAAGGCGGATGATCGCCGCAAGCTGCTGCTCAGTCTGACCGGCGCCAGCGCCAGCCCAGCCGAGGTCGGCAAGCGCCTGAAGGCCAAGGGCATCGACCTGGCGCTGTTCGAGAAGGTGAAGCCCCTGCTCCGTTCCGGGTTCTCCGCCATGGTCGGCCAGGCAAAGGACTACGCCAGCGAAGCGCGCGGCGCCTGGAAAGCGGTCACCGGCGAGAACTACGGCAGCGAGAAGGCGAACGGGTGGGAGCCGGAGGCGCCGCCAGTCATCGTCAGCGAGGAGGAACTGGAATCGGCGCGCGCGGAACTGCGAGCCACCGCCCAGGACCTGGACGAGGCCCAGCAGACCCTAGGCTCCAGCAAGCGCGCCCACGCCGAAGCCCAGGCGCGGGCCAGCCGCATCACCGCTCTGCGCGAAACCGCAGCGCTGGCCGACCGCCGGCGCAACAAGCTGGCCACCGACGAGGCCAATCAGGACGAATGGTCTGAGAAGGTGATGGCAGCCGAGGCCGCCGCCAGCGGCGAGCCCGCCCACCAGCCGCTGACCTGCCCTCATTGCCAGGGCGCCGTGGACCTGCAGGCCGGCCAGTTGGTCGCGCACCAGCCGCCGGCGAAGGTTGCCGATCCCGAGGCGGCGAAACGTCTGGAGGAGTACCGCGGGTATCTTGCCAGCGCTCAGCGGGCCGTCGCCAACAGCCAGCGGGACCTGAAGGAGAGCGAGGCCGCCGCCGCGCAGGCCGCCGCCCTGGAAGCCGAAACCGCCCAGGCGCCCAGCGCCGAGGCGATCGCCAACGGCGAACAGGCGATCAACGAACTGCGCCAGGCGCGTGATCGGCAGCAGGCCAAGGTGCAGTCGCTGCAGGAAGCGTTCAACGCCGCCGCGCAGCGCCAGGACGTCATCAAGCAGGCCGCCGGCTTCCACGCCGAGGTCTGCGCCTGGAGCGCCCTGGCCGATGCCCTATCGCCCGCGGGCATCCCAGCGGAGATCCTGGCCGATGCGATCGGACCGGTGAACGAGCTGCTGCAGCGCCTATCCGGCACCGCCGGCTGGTCGCCCGTGCAGATCAGCGCAGACATCGACGTCACGTTCGGCGGCCGGCTGTACGGCCTGCTGTCTGAGTCCGAACGCTGGCGGTGCGACGCGACGCTGGCCCTGGCCATCGCGACGATCTCCGGCCTGCGCCTGGCGCTGCTGGATCGCCTCGACGTGCTGGATATCCCTGCTCGCACTCAGCAGGCGATGAAGCTGTTCCAGAGCCTGGCCGCCGGCGGCGAGATCGACACGCTGATCGTCGCCGGCACGCTCAAGGAACCGATGGCGAAGACGCCGGCCTGGCTACAAGCGGTCTGGATCGACGCCGGGCAACTCGCCGACCAGCAGCAACAGGCTGCGGCCTGACCCTCGATACAGCGCCCCACCTGGGGCGCTTTCTCTTCCAGCACGCACCGGACGCCGCCCTGTGGGCGATTCAACCATGCCTCGTGGGCCGCCCTGTCAGGCAGGGCGGCGTCCAGTGCCTGTTCACGGAGTACTGACGTACTTCTAGCGGGTCGCGTACAGCCTAACGACTCTGGGTGTTGAGAACCTCATAGTTACGATCTGCATGCGCCTTGGTTACCCAAGTGTTCTTTGTCGACCTGGCTTGAGCCTTGGATCCGCTCAAAGTTTGGACCACTCGTCCCACGGCCTTCGATGCAACAAGTGCAGCGCTTTCAACCTTTGTCGGAGAACCCCGATAGCCTGCGGCAGACCGAAAATGATTGAGGATGATGTCTTGCTGATAAGCAGGTGTTTGCTCTCCACCGATTGTTGATGCACCCACCGTCTCATACCGGTAATAGACCTTGGTGTCATCGAACACGATCTCGACGATTCTGAAGTCAGGCATCTCTCCTCCCTGATCCGGCCCCATGCCGGGCCTTCCAAATCTAACTCCAACGACATCACTGCGCCATCACGCATAGCGCAGTGCGTCCTCACGTTCGCGAAAAGGAACCCGCCGCATGATCAAGCGCACTCTCTACCACTTCCACTTCTGCTGCGGCCTGGGCGGCGGTGCCGCCGGTTTCAACCGGGCGCGCCCGCGGGTCGGCAACGTCGAGGCCGAATGGGTCTGCCTCGGCGGGATCGACGTGGACCCGGCCGGATTGCGCGACTTCGAGCGCCTGGCCGGTGTCCCGGGCACCCTGCTGGACCTCTTCACCCGCGACCAGTACGTGCGGTTCCACGGCAAGGAGCCGCCGACAGGCTGGCGGGAGGCCACCCCCGAGGATGTGCGCCGCGCCGCCCAGGGCAAGCGCCCGGACGCGGTGTTCATCTCCAGCCCCTGCAAGGGGGCCTCCGGCCTGCTGTCCGAGAAGTTGAGCCTCACCCCAAAATACCAGGCACTCAACGAATTGACTCTGCGCTGCATCTGGCTCATGGGCGAAGCCTGGGCCGATGACCCGGTGCCCCTGATCGTCTTCGAGAACGTCCCGCGCCTGGCCAGCCGCGGTCGGCACCTGCTGGACCAGATCAACAGCCTGCTCGGTGGCTTCGGCTACGCCGTGGCGGAAACCACTCACGACTGCGGCGAACTCGGCGGCCTGGCCCAATCGCGCAAGCGCTTCCTGCTTGTCGCGCGGCACGTCGAGAAAGTGCCGCCCTTCCTATACGAGCCAGAGAAGAAGTCGCTCCGCGCCGTCGGCGACATCCTCGGCCGCATGCCGCTTCCCGGCGACATTGAGGCCGCAGGCCCGATGCACCGCGTGCCGTCCCTGCAGTGGAAGACCTGGGTGCGCCTCGCCCTGGTGCGAGCCGGCAGCGACTGGCGCAGTTTGAACGACCTGGCCGTTGAGGACGGCTACCTGCGCGATCTGATCATCGTCCCGAAATATCAGGCAGGCTACATGGGCGTTCACGGTTGGAACGACAGCATGGGCACCATCGCCGGCCGCAGCGGCCCCACGAACGGGGCGTTCTCGGTAGCGGACCCGCGCGCACCGGCAAACGCTATGCAATACCAGCAGTACGGCGTCCGCCGCTGGACCGACACCTCCGGCGCCATCATCGGCGTCAAGTCGCCCGGCCAGGGCACGTACTCCGTCGCCGATCCGCGCGGGCAGAGCTTCGGCAAGTACCCGGTCACTGACTGGGACGGTCCGTCCGGCACCGTGATCGCCGCCAGCACCACCGGCCAGGGCGCTTTCGCCGTGGCTGATCCGCGCCACAGCGGCCCTGCCAAACACTCGAACGAGTTCCGCATCGTGCCTTGGAGCCGCCATGCACAAGCGGTTACCAGTGCCCACGGCACAGGGCAATGCGTCGAAGACCCGCGGGTGCTCAACCGGACGAAGGGAGACTCCTACCTCACCGGCGGCCACTACGGAGTGGTGGGCTTCAACCAGTCCGCCGGCGCAGTGTCGGCCAGCGCCAGGCACGACAATGGCCGGTGGAGCGTCGCCGACCCGCGCATGCCGGCGGCGAACGACCGGCTGACCTGCATCATCCAGTCGCTGGACGGCACCTGGCACAGGCCGTTTACCACCCTGGAACTCGCCGCGCTGCAGAGCTTGGTCGACCCCGAAGAGCAGTTGGTCCTCGACGGCCTGAGCGACAGCGACTGGCGCGAGCGCATCGGCAACGCCGTACCACCGGCCGCGGCCGAGGCCATCGCCGGCGTGATGGGCACCACCCTGCTGCTGGCCGAGCAGGGCGAGACGTTCATGCTCAGCAATACGCCCATCTGGGTGCGGTAGGTAGCGGTGGGGTTGAGTGTGGATCAGAAAGAAGAGCGGCCCTGAAAAGGGCCGCCGCAATAAACAGTTGCACTACAAAATCACTGGTGGATCCCGTTAGATTGGGGATTCCTCATCAGAGGCCAGGCGCTTCACGTCGTCCCGGGGGACAACGGCAAGAACCGACTTGAAAGGGCCGTAAACCACGTACTTGTCCCCTTCGACCTCGACCTTCACGGCCGTATCGTAGATCTGGGTGTGGCCATCGTTATCTTCAATTGCTACTGCCATTTGCATCTCCTTGCTCCGGCCCCATGCCGGGCTCCCGAACCTACCCCACTCCATGCCATTGCGCCAGCAGGCGAGAGGTACTCCTATGTCCGCAGAAAACAACAACTCCGCCATGACGACGAACCAGAACCACCCCGACGATCACCTCCTGATGTTCCAGGACGAGGCCTACGCGCTTGGCCGCGCCCAGGGGCGCCTGGACGTGTTCCGTTTCGACCTGCACCTGGAGCGCCAGCGCCGGTTCAGCGAACGCACGTTCGGGCCAGGGTCGCGCGCCGCCGGCGTCATCGACCACATCCGCAAGGAGCTGCGCGAGATCGATGAAGCCCCTGGCGACCTGGCCGAGTGGATCGACGTTGTGATTCTCGCTCTGGACGGGGCTTGGCGTACCGGCGCCACTCCGGCGCAGATAATCGACGCCCTGGTCGCAAAGCAGACGAAGAACGAGGCGCGCACCTGGCCGGACTGGCGCACGGCGCCGGCCGACAAAGCGATCGAACACGTCCGAGCGGACGAGCCGGTCGACGACAACACCTACTTCGTCATGCGCAACGCCGGCAAAAAGGTGTTCGTGAAGCACGGGCCGTTCTTCCGGGATCAGGGCGGCCTGACGGAGGACTGGGGCAAGAACTGGACGCGCATCAGGGCCGGCAGCCTCAAGCATGCCCGCCAGATCGGGGAGGGGTTGCTGCCGTAATCCAGCGCTTCGACGACTGCTCCAACTGCGGGGCGAGGAATGCACCATAAGCGCCCAGTACCCCATGCACCTCCCTACAGATACCCTTCCCGCTTCCAGCCACACATCCTGCACTTAACGTAGGGGCCGTATTTTCCATCGTGCTGCGACGTATCCCCGCCGCACTGGTGGCAATCGCCAGTCCTTTCCCCGCTTTCCCAACGTGCAATCCGGTAATACCGATAGCAGCCCCAGACAGCGAAAGAGAGCGTTGCAACTGCTACGAAGGGAAAAGCCGTATTGGCCATCTCGCCCAGAGCTTGAAGCATCCCTCCTTTCCCGCTGAGCGAGGACAACACCGCCAGGATCAGCAGGCCTGCACAGGTGCAGGCCACTGGCATCGCCAGGTTGAGTACGTATCGCATCGCGATCTCCTGTGAATGGCCTCATACGGCTGATCATTATCTAGGTGGGTCAGACACCTATCAATCTGCTTGTCTTGTGCCAACCATTGATCGACCAGCTTCACCTGAGCACCGCAATGAACCGCCCCACCATCTGCCGCACCACGGGCCAACGGATAGGCCTGTGCAAATGCTTCCGCTGCCGGCCGCCGGCGCCGGAGCAACCGGAGACACCACCATGTCATCTACCCAACACCAACTGATCGAGCAGTGCGCCACCCGCCTGCGCGGCATCGTCGACGCCCTGGACAACATCCACGACACCAGCCCGCACCGCTGGTCGACGGACCTCGACGACGTTCACTCCTCAGCCGAGAGCCTGCTGGCCCTGATCAAGGACCAGGCGCCGGCGCCCTGCATCGACTGCAAGGGCACCGGCTTCTGCAACAGCATTTCCGGCGAGGAGATCCGCTGCCCCTGCCACGCGCCCATCCAATTCGCCGATCCGGCGCAAACGCCCGTGGAGCAGTTCGAACAGGCACCGCCGTCCGAAGACCAGTTGACCGCCGCTGGCCTCAGCTACCCGCTTGCCAAGGAAGATGCCGTGAAGCTCTGGTACGCCGGCTTCAGGTCCGAAGTAGTCACTGTGCTCGAGGCCTGGGAGGCAATCGGCCACGATATCGGCATGAACCCGAGCAAGGGCGAACTGCTGGACTCCCTGCGCAACATGGCGGCGATTTGCGATGCGCACGGCAATGACATGCCAGCCCAGTCGGCGATCGACCAGCGCCAGGTCATCGCAGACGCCATCACCGGCGCGCTAGCCTTCGGCGCCCAGGCCAGCCAGCCGCCGGCGGAGGATCACTGGCTTCGTCCGTTCTACGACATCGGCCGCGCCGAGGGACAGCGCACCCAGGAACTGGCAATGCTGGTTCGCATGCTGGCCAGTTCGCTGAAGCGGCATGCCCCGGAAAGCAACCTGATGGCACGCGCCACCAACTACCTGGCAGCCAAGGGCTTGGCAGGCACACCGCTTCGTGACGCGCCTGCATCGGTAGAGCAGGCAGGCGGGGATGAGCGGGCGGCACTTCAGGAGTTAATCCTAGTGCGTGACTGGGTAAAAAATCGCAGGGGACAGCCGGAGAAGCTGAAGAACACTGGGCAGACCTACATCATGATCGAAAAGTGCGAAACGCTCGACATGCTGGAGTGGGCGATTGAGCGTGCCCGCGCCGCCCTGGCGCACGCGCCGACCAGTTTGGCATCCCCGTCGTGCAAATGGACCGAAAGCAGCGGCATCTGGGAAACAAGTTGCGGCCAGACCTGGGGCTTCGTTGAGGACGGACCAGCAGAGAACGGCGCGCTGTTCTGTCACCACTGCGGCGGACGCCTGGTCCTCATCAAGAGCGACGATCAGGAAGATGACGGTGAGCCGTGCCCGGAATGCTTGGAACACGGCTGCAACGGCGAATGCGCTGGCCACGGCGCGATGGGAGACTGAAATGAAGCAATCCCAATTCAGGGCCGAGCTGGTCAGGATCATGCCCGGCTACAACTGGACAGTTCATGCGAGCCGCAGCAGCGAAAAGCTACTTGTGGCAGAGGGCATCCAGTCCAGCGGCTCCAACCGGCTCTCGACGCTACGCGTGGAGCGCCGCGACAACTACGGTAGTTCCGGCAAGCCTCGCTACGAGGTGAAGAGCGCCGGCTACGGGCGACGGGCGCCCTGGCTGCATACCGCAGAGGGCACATCGCTGGCCCGTGCTCTCCGGGCACTGCAAGACCACTACGAGTACACCGCCAGCACATATTACCAGCACGCCGGAGCGCTGAAGGCAGGCCGCAGGGCACCAGCCGCTGCGCCGGCGCAGGGAGGTGAGGCATGAGCATCATCTTAAATGGTCACGTCCTCAATCAGCGCCAGCTCGATGCGATCACTCCGGTGATGAACGACCTGATCCAGGGCCGGGTTGGCCAGGAAGACCTCGATAAGGCTTTCGAGCGTGCGCTCGAGCAGGCCGGCTGCCCCCTGGGCTACGACACCACCATGCCAGGGGCCGGCTCCACCATCGAACAGCGGGCAACCAAGTGGCTGCGCGACGGGCAGGTCGGCGCGTCCTCTCGCGCCATCCACGATCACATGCTGGGCCTTACTCCGAAGCGTGGCTACTACGATCACCCCCACGACCCGGACGATCTGAATCGCTGCCTGCTTCTGCTGGACCTGATCCCTGAATGGAAGCCTCGCATGCGCGAAATGGCCCAGCACAGTACGGAATGGGCCGCACTGGCGAGCAGTTGGGAAAAGCTCACCAACCTCTTCCTGAGCGAAGCCGGCCTGGACTGGCAACGCAGCAGCGAAGCCCCGGAAACCTACGCGGCGATGCGACTCCTACGGGGTGACGCATGAGAAAAGCACTGACTGCCCTCGGCATCATCGCCGCCCTCGGCCTGACCGTGGTGGGGCTGGTGGAGATATTCCCGATCGTTCGCACGCTCGCAGCCTGGCAGGCGGGGTGCTTCGGATGAGGCAGAAACCAGGCATCGCACTTCCCCGCTGGCTCCTTCGCACAACCACGATGCAGATGCACAGCGTCGACGTGGTACTGGTCATGGCCCTGGTGCTCCAACACCACGGTACGGCCGACGCTGTTCGCCGCGCCGCCGGTCAGCTTCGCGACAGAGTATGTGCCGAGCACCGGCCCAAGATGACCGCACTCATGCGCATGCAAGATGACGCGGCGGCGCTGCAGGTGGCGCTCAACATCGTCCAGCGCGCCACCGACGCCCTGGGCATCCTGGCGGGAAAGCCGTTTCCGGCCAGACCTTCGCCCAGCGAAAGCCCACCGGATCAGGGGCACATGCCCGCCAAGGCTGGTCCCGTCACCGGTGAGCCGGTGCATCCTACCTGAAATCATCCATGCCCGCGGCCCAACGGAAAGGGTCGCGGAACAGCCCGGCCGGAGAGCTGGGATAGGTAACGCCCAATGAACACCCTGTTTCTGTTGATGGCTCAGTACGATGGCGCCGCCATCATTCCCCTCGAACGCGTCTGCGCCGACTACTTCAGCCACCTGACCCCCGAGAAAATGAAGATGAAGGTAGCGGCCGGCGAAATCGACTTGCCGCTGGTACGCATGGAGAACAGCCAGAAGTCTGCGCGTGGCGTACACCTGACGGACCTGGCGAACTACCTTGACGAACGGCACAGAACGGCGAAGGAGGAGCACGAAAAGCTCATGGGGCGCAGAACCCTGCGCCGTGCATCCTAACCCTCCCGCCTACCGGGCCTCGATCGTGGGGCCCTCTATTATCTGCTCCAACCACGGCCAGTCTTCGTACTTGTCGCCGTTCCCTCTCAGATGCGTGTAACGCCGCATCGAATTCCAGTCCCGGTGGCCCGAGACGCTGGCCACGCGCGGAATATCCCATCCGATCTCGAAAAGCCGACTGATGCCGTCATGGCGCAGGTCGTGAAAGTGGAGATCATCGATCTCCAAGAAGCTGCAAGCCCTGGTAAACGAAGCGCTGACCGACTTCGCGTTATAGGGGAACACGAACTCCTCGCGCCGGGGCATCGAATGCAAAATTCGCCATGCCTGATCTGGCAGGTGGCACCAGACATCATTCCCGTATTTCTGGCCCGGATTCTTCATGTCGGTGATCAGCACTGCCTGGCGTGCTTCGTCGATGGCGTCCCAGCGGATCCGGGTGATCTCTTCCTGGCGGCGCGTTGAGAAAATCGCAAAGCCGATCATCCGAACCATGTCGATCTGCTGCTTGCGACGCTCCCGCATTTCAACGAAGTAGGCAAGGATGGTGTCAAGCTCCTCCAAAGTTGGGCGCCTGTCCCGCTCGTTGCTCCTGGAAACGCCTCCCATCTTGCGCAGAACGCGCCTGGCGTCGGCCATGGCCACCGGATCCACCTCGTAGCCCCATGCTGGGCGCGCAACCGTCAAGACGGCACCGAGGTGAGAAAGATCGTTGCCTACAGTCTGCGGCTGCACGCCGCCCTTCTCGATGCGATCCATTGCGTACTCGACCAACACCTGGGAAGTCAGGTCCCGGTCGACCACATCCCCCAGCCATGTCGCAGCTATCGCCTGGAGCGTCGCCTCCTTGGTCCTGCCCAACGGTCGCAGTTTCCCGTACTCCTCAAGATACTGCTTGATCATTTCCCGTACAGTGACGCCCTTGCGATTGGCTCGCTCGATCGCGCCTGGCGCTGCCAACTCTGCTTCTCGGCGCTTCAGCCAGTTCTGGGCCGCCGCCTTCCGGTCGAATGTCTGGCTTTCCTGATAAACTGCCTTCCCCTGCCGCAT